TATTACATATAGAAAATGTAAACAAGGGCAAAAAGGGTGCAAAAAAGGTGCAAATTTTTTAAGGAATTAATTTATTTAACTTCTCCAAAATATCATTTTGAAATAGGTTGCTAGCTATTTTCTCAACTAATAAACTTTTATTTCTTTTTACAGTACTTTCATCAATTCCTAATTTATTAGCAACACCTTCTATTTTAAATTTCTTAAAATAAATTAAATCTATAATTTCTTTATATTTATCATCTTGCACAAAAGAAAGCCCATAATCAATGAAATCAACAAGATAATCTATTTCATGTATTTCTTTTATTCTTTCTTCTTTTATCATTTCTATCTTTTCCACATCACTCAAATTATCTTTATTAGTGGCTTTTATCTCATTGATAGAATAGATTTTTTTTAATTCTATATTATCCAAACTCTTTTTTAAATACTCTTTTCTATTTTTCAAGCCAGGATAATTACTTAAAAAATACTCGGTTTTTTGATAAGGTGTTAAATTTCTCTCTTTATTTATTTTTGTTATTTGCCCATTTTTAATACATATCTCATAAACTCCATTGTCTAATTTTTCAATTGTTTTCTGAAGTTCTTTATACTCCATCATCTCACCTCTGTTATTATATTTTCTAAGATTTCTAGCTTCATACCTTCTGAAGAATATATCTCTTGTATATGCTTAGAAAATTCAATTTTCTTTGCTTCTAATTCCTCATCAGTCATATACTTTTCTTTAAAAATGTGACTATTTATTATCCTTACTTGATTCCCATCTTTTACTCTTAACTCTTGTAAAAATTCAATCATCAGTTCCACTCCTTCCCTATTCTTTTCATATTCTTTTGCCACTTTTCCCAGTAACAGTTTAATATGTCATCTTTTGTATAGCCCTTATTAGTTGAAATAATTATTAAATTTTGGAGTATTTGAAAATCATTTCCATAAAGAACACTCATGATTAAATTTTCTATATTAGGCTGGTAAATTAATTTTAAATTTGTTCTATCATCAAATAATTTTGTAATTTCATTTTTTATTTCAACAAAATTATCAGATATTTCTAATTTAAAATTAACCATTTGTGCTAGAAAAAACCAAATATCAGTAAATTCTTCTAATTCTTTTTCTTTGTCGTAAGGCTTAGTTTTCCAAGTCTTATGGCTTTCAGGTGTTTCTTCATTGAACTCTATTACTTCTGCTATTAAAGATAATTTAATATCTTTAAGCGTTCTTTCTCTAACATTATTCAAGTTTTTATCTAAATGCTTTTGAAGATTTAATATATCTCCAAAATTTTCAGGTCTTTTAAATTCCATTATCTCACTTCCTCCATCAATTCTGGGTTTTCATAAATATTTCCTATTACTTCTATATCATCTTTCCAATAATCTAATCCTATCCAACTTTTATTTCTTATTTGTCTTCCTTTTAATCCAAAATCTATCCATTCTACAATATATAGAATTTTTTTACTGCCTATATAAAATATATCTCCCTCATAAATTTCTTTATTATTTTTATCTTTTGATCCTGTGTATTGCATTATCTTTAAGTCTTTTTCATATAAAAAATCGTTTTCATCAAAAGAATATTTTTCAAGGTTATCTATTTCCTCTCCATCTGTATATGCTACAAATGTTACAGTTTTATTAAAAAAATCTATTCCTACTAGGTTTGTATTATATTCATTATATTCATTTTGATAATACATTTTATCTAAATATACTCTAAATTTAATTTCTCTCATTTTCTCCCTCCCAAGTTGCTATATCCCTTATATCTTCTCCTTGATTATAGCAACTACAGCACATTACACTACTCTTAATATCATTAATATTAAATGTATTTTTTTTATTATCGAAATCTCTATTAATTTTTTTTCTCTCCATTTCAAATTTTGTACATCCACAAAGTTTACATCTCCACATCTTCATCACTCCAAAAATATTAGTAATCTAAAAGTTGTTCTGGGCAATATAAGTAAACTTCTAATATGAAATCTTCTGAAAATAAAGGACGATTAAGTCTAAAATAATAATCTTTATCTAAATCCTCATTAAGTTCATTTTCATATATCATCACTTCATCTATATTCTTAAATCTTATCTCTTCAACAAGTTTCATTTTACTTCTTTCTGTTATTCTCATTATTCATCTCCTCCAATCTCTCCTGCTCTTACCTTAGCCCAGAAGTTTTGATATTCTTTAGATTTAAGTACTTTTGTAGCTTCGTCAGAAAATAAAAAATAATTCCCTAAATCATATCTTTCATTATCTAAATCATTTCCATAGTCCTGAGTTTTCTCAACTCTTGAATTGTTTATATAAAAATATATTCCTTTAAATTTTCTCATAGGATCCCTCCTTGAAATAATAGCTAAAACTAAAGCAGCAAATAATTCTTTATCATCAACATGCACCAGCTTCCTCCAGTCTCGCAACAGTGTCATCAACTTCTCTAAGCCACATAGTTTTAAAATCCTCAAATGCATTAAATACATCAGTTATCATAGATTTCAGAACTACTCCTATCATATTTTTTTTGTGTGAGTTAATAGTTCCAAGCATCATTATCACTAGAAACATAGTCCTAAGAAGTTCCAAATTATCTCCTGTTTCTTTGTGCTCACAAGCAGTAAATACTTCATCTAAGATTTTGATAACATCTTTTTCAACATGATAATTAATCTGACTTTTAAATCTATCCACTATTTTATCTGATGATTTTATAGTCCTAGTTAGTATAGCTTTGTAATATCTGTTAAGAATCATGTCTTCTTTATCCCAAAGATCCCGATTAATTTTCAAGTACTTATTAATTAAATACATAAGTGTAATTCCTTGCATATCTCCGTCTTTGTGAGTAACTCTTATTTTTTGCATAGCTCCTCCAACAAATACCCTAGATATTCATAAGCTTTTTGATAATCTTCAATTCCATTTTTCTTTCTAGCTCTCATTACATATTTTAAAATGTTTCCAACACAAACAGCTTCAGAACCTTTCATGTCTTTTACAACTTCAAAAATGACATCTTTTACTTCAATCCCTAAATCACCAAAAGCATATAATGCTTTGGAGATTTAACATTATCTGTTTCAACAGTTTCAACATTTTCTTGAGATTCAATTTCAATTATTTTTAATATTCTATTTTTAAGTCTTTCACTAGCTTCAACTTTTCCAGATTCCAAATGTGATAAATAAGGTTGTGTGACTTCTAATTTTTTAGCAAATTCCTTTTGATCTATATTATTATTTACTCTATATTCTTTTACTCTTTTTCCTAAACTCATTTTTTATCCTCCAAAATTATTTTTATAAAAAAGGGATAGATTTTTTTATCGAGGGATAGATAAGGGAGCGATTAAGGGATAGATTTTTTTAGTTTTACATTGGTATTAAAGGAAAAGTGATAAAAGTGATAGATTTTCACTCTATATCTTTTTTTTTCTTTTATTTATATATTATATATATTTATATATTTTTAATAAAAAAGTATAAATAAATAAATCCCATCTATCCCTTTCCTTTTATTGTCAATACTAAACTATCAACAATCGCTCCCTAAATCTATCCCTCATCTATCCCTTTTTTAATTAATCTATCCCTTTTTTTCATCATTAACTTTAATCCAGCCATGTGTCTTTTTTCTAATTTTCGTAACACCATTACTTTTATAAGTTTCAAAACCAAGAGCTTCTAATTTATGAGAGAATCTCTTTTTACTTAATGCACCATAACCACTTTCATTACAAAACATGGTGTAACAAACATAAATCTTACCAAAAGTATCATTTTTTATGTCATTTAAAATAAAATCTTCTCCATACTCTTCAATAAATAATTTAACATTATCAGATTCAGTTAAATATCTATCTGTAAGCTCCTTAACAAGTTCACTCTTGGTAAGCTCTCCACCATTAGCTATAATTCTTTTCATTCCATTCAAGCCCCTATTAAGTATTCTTGATTTAGCAGCGGGTGTTGATAGTTTTTGGTCTATTTTCATATCTATAGTTTTTACAACTGCATCACAAGGAAAACATATAACTCTTCTTGCTATTCCACCAGATTTATCTTTGAAATTTGGCATTTCATTACAAGTAAAAATTAAAGTTGCAACAGACTTCATTTTTATTGGGTTTTCATACAATGCTCTACAAAGTATTTCATTTCCTGCTGCAAGAGTTTTAACTGCTCTTGACTTTTCTATGAGTGAAGCATCTATATCATCTCCACAGTTTACAAGTTTTCCATTTATTGCAAACAAGTTTTCAGATCTGTCAAATTCTTCCAGGGCCACCGAGCTATGTAATTCTCCAACAAAGTTAGATATCATATTTAATGTTGTTGATTTTCCATTTTTTCCACTATTTGCAACAAAGAAAAATACATGATGCGGAAAGCTAGAAGTCATTAGAATATGTCCTAACATTTCTTCAAACAACATAATTAAACTTTTATCATAGTTACAAAACCATTCAATATAATCATCCACATCTTTACATTCTGCATCAGGATCATAAGCTACATCTAAATTAAATGGTGTAAATACTGTATCCATATGTAAGATGTCTGCTCCATCCAATATAAATCCATTGTTTAATTTTATTGGATAATTATTATTGTTAGGCTCGATGTCTGCTATTTTAGTTAATTGATGCAGAAGTTCATTATCCTGTGACTTTTTTAACTTTAAATTCATCTGTTCTAATATTTCTCTTAAAATATTATTTGTTCCATCATTTCCAACATATGTCTTCTTTCCGTCTTTGTCTTCTTTAAGAAAATAGAATCTACCATTATAAATTTTTAACTGAAACAATTTTTTAACATACTCTGCAACAGCAAATATATCTAATTTCTTATTTCCTTTTTCATCAGAATAATATAATTCTATTTCTTCATTATCTGATTTTTTAAATGCTGAGGCTATCGTTGGTCTTAATTCATCATCTGTTAATGGAGTTTTAAACACTTTACTATTTATGAAATCAGCAAGTTCTATTATGTTTTCTTCAAGTACATTGTTATCTTGCAGTATTTTTATATGCTTATAAATAGCTTGATTTCTTCCATCACCATCATCTAATCCAAATAAATTATATTTAGCAGCTGGGATAGGATATAACGCTATAGGTAAAATAGCTAAATTATCAACTGTGGTATCGTTTAAAATCGTTCTGACAACTCCGTTGACCTTTACCTTAGCTGATGCCTTTTTCTTTCCAAATCCTGTCTTATAATCAACATTTAAACCACAGTAAGTCATAATGTTAATATTGTTATGTAATTTTAATCCATTTGGAATCTTATAGTATAAGTGAGCTCCACGAGTAGTCTTTATTGCTCTAGTTGGATATTTATTTAGTATTTCTTTCCATAAATCATCAACATGATCAAAGTCGACTACTACAACATCTTCAGGAACTAAAAAGGCAGCATCTGATATTTTAGATATGTCATAAACAAAATCATCAAATGATGTTTTGGGTTTACTTGTCCCAGGTTCTAACTCTATATATTTTGGTCTAGTTCCCATGATACCACCTTTCTATCTGTGAATTTGTTCTTCTCTATCAGTTTTCTATAATAGTCTAAATCTAAAATGCTTTTGTCTAATTTCTCAATTTCTTCATTGTGAATATAAACTCTATCTGCTGAATTTGGAATCTTAGAACGTGTTTCAACTTCATCTTTTATTTTTACTTTATAAATAGAACCATATTCTTTTTTCCAAGTTGCAAATATTCTATTAACTTTTTGTAGTTCGATAGCTTCACCATTTATAACTGTTTCTACATGATGAAATGTTCCACCCATTTTGGCTACTTGCTGAAATGGCATTAAATTATTTTCTTTTATTAAAGATAATATAAATCTATCCACTGGAATATCATCCATGTAATAAGCTTTTAGTGCCATATCTATAATTGTGAGATTATTTTTTTCAAAGTTTCCACCTGCATGATTTGCAAATAATCCTTTTCCTTTTAACTTGTAACCATCTTTTGTCTTAACTTTTAAGATATAGTTATTAACATCTCTTTGAGCTATTTTTACTGCATAGTCATAGTCTAAATTTAATCCATAATTATGCTCCCATTCTTTACATAACTCTATAATTTTTGGTAAATCATTATCATCATATGCTAATAAAATTCCATCCGTATTACTTTGGATTATTTTTGAATAATCTTTAAGTGATACTATCAAATCTGTTAATAATAGTTGCCCATTTATACAAATATTATTACTCATAACAGGATCATATAAATCATTGAACTCTGATTTTAAAGCTCCAAATGTTGAGTTTAAAAGTATCTTATATATTTGTTGCTTTGGATCTTTATTTCTTTTGTATTCCATTCTAGTATCATATAAGTTTTTATATAGTTCAGGATGCTCAGAAGCTCTAGACATAAAATTAAAATTAATAATCATGCTAGGATAATAACTTCCAACATCGACCATTAGCATGTTACCTTCATAGAATAAATTAGGTCTTGCTGCATGCAGTCCACCAAAAGCATAAGTATGATCCACTCCACATAAGTTATATATTAAACTTTCTTTTTCCAGTTCTTTAAAATCTTCACCGGCCAGAAATCTTTTTTGAATATCATCATAAAAATCTAAAATTGGCTGTGGAATATTCTCTTTTCTTAACTTATCAGTTATAGTGAATAACATTCTATCTTTGTTTAACCTTGCTTGTGTTGGTAATTTAGATTTATTACATTGTAAAACTTTAGCTGCAAGGTTTGCTCTTGTCTTTTTAGAATCTAATTTTGATAAATTAAATTCTTTGCAGATGTCAATTTTAGATTCAAAGTAATCTTTTCTATATTTGAATACTTTCTTTGTAGTCTCTACGTCATGTCTACAATACTTAATTACTTCCATTAATTCAGTATCTGTTAATGATCTATCTAAGTTAAAAGAAATTGGTGTTTCTATAATGTTCATACCCATATTACTCTCTATTTCTTTTAAACTTACACCTGGCGGAAGCTCTTGCTTAGTATCGTAAGTTGGCAATTGATTAGCTATTTTTTTATAAAAGCTTGTGTTCTCACCATTTATAATTTTTTGAGATAGTTTATATACTTCTCCTGGTGTCATATTTCTTGATATTATTCCTGCTAAAATCAAATCATCATAGTTATGATTGTTGAATCCAATTAAGCAGTTTATATTTTTCATTGTCTTTTTTAATAGCTCTGGATCATTGTGTATTATTATTTCTTCGTCTTGAGTAGTTATTATGACAACTAACCAATCACACATAAAAACTTCAAAGTCATAAAATCCAACTATATCACTTCTCATTTATTTATCCTCCTTTCATAGAATATTAGGGAGAGTCAAACTCTCCCTTTTTATTTTTTCCTATTATTCTTGGAAAATAAACTTGAAGTTTTGAAATTCTTTTTTAGTTGTCAATTCTATAACTACATCTTTTCCAATAAGTTCATCATTTAGTCTTTGTGCCAAAGCTACCTCGTTTGCAAAGTCTAACGATGTTAATGCTTCTCCTGTTAAGTTATAAATTATATTTATAAACTTTTTTAAATTCATAGCTGCCATTTTTCCACTAAAGTATACATTTGCAAAATACTTTTTATTTTCATTTATTAAATTTACTGAAAATGAAAACCATTGTGTACCTTTTTCATTTTCCTTGTATTCAAGTCCTTCTATAACTCCTTCATAAACTCCATCTTGAACAGAAAAGTCTGTTTCCTTATCTCCTGCTTTCCAATCTTGTGCTTCTAATTCCGCCATGATATCTGCTATACTCATTATTTGTTACCTCCATCTTTATTTATATTATTTGTATTGTCTGTTGTTTTAGCTATATTTTCATTATTTTTTGTTGCTACTTGTTTAATTGCTGGTTTTATTTCGAAAACCCCTTTTACTGTTTTTAAAATACCCAGAATCTTTTTGTCTTTTATATCATCTTCTTTGTAAGCTTCTCTTTTATTTGTGCATATTCTTATATAGTTGCTTCCAATCTTTTTAGTTTGGATTGAAAAATCACATCTACCCATACAAGCATTTAATGGTTTTTGTCCTAAGCTAGGAGCTTGATACATTGTTTGCCCATTATTTTCAGATTTTTCTATTGAATGTGATATAAATATTACATTCATATTCATTTGAGTTAATTCAATCATTAATTTCTTCCATACCGCATTGAATTTAGCATAACCTTTTCCAAAAGGAATATCTGCTAATGATTCAACTTTTGCTGCTTCACATATATGAATTGTTAGCATAGTTTCAATATCATCTATCAAATCTATAATTACTGTCTTATATGTATGTTTTTCAGTTTTTAGAGCTTCTATAACTTCTGCAAACTCGGCAAAGGTTTTAATTGCAACAGATGGAGTATTTACTTTTGTAGCATTTCCATCAGTATTAATTATTAATGGACTATCAAATTCTCTTGCTAAATAAGTCTTTCCTGACATTGATTCACCCCATATTAAGAAGCTTTTTGGTGTAATATCTGCTATTTTTGGTTCGTTTACTGGTAATTTAATCATCTTATCCTCCTTATAATCCTAATGCAGCAAGTGCTGACTTTTTACTATTATCAATATTTTTATTACTTGTTATTTCTTCCTTAATTTCTTCCACTATGTTTTTATCTGCTCTAACTGTTATTTTTACATAACCTTTTTTGTTACTAACTTTTGTATATTGTTCTGCTATTTCAGGCATCTCTTCTTTTAATTTTTTAGAATCAATAGTTTTTGTTGTAGTAGGATTTACTTTTGTAATCATAAGAGTATCGGTAACTATTGTTTTAACTCCTACTTTTTCCATTAATCCATATAATATTTCTCTTTGAGTCTTAGCTTCTTTTTCCATTTCACTAAGTCTGTTTAATTCTTTTTCTAGAACTGATAATTTGTTAATGGTATCGTTGTACTCTACTAAATTATCTCCAAAATAAAACTCTTGTTCATTCATCTCTGGATTTTGTTTTAATCTTTCAACATCGATCCAAAATTTCTCTGCTTTAGATAATATTTGTTGTATTAATTTATCGTCTCTTTTTATTTCCATGACTGAAATTCTTTCAGGATCAAAGTCTTGATTAAAGTAATCATCTGTGTGCTGTGTTTCATAATTTAATCCACTCCAGAAATTCTCAGGTCTTTTATATTGAACTAGATAACCTTTTTCAACATCAAATTGAAACATATACATTTGCATTTGTAACACATAATCATATACATCTTCATATGTTGTCTTGTCTCCAGCATTGGTTTTAATCTCTAATAGTAATCCTGCATCTTTATCCAATCCATCACAGTTAGATCTAAGTCTTAAATCTTCATTGATATTTGTGTTTTCTTTAAATTTAAGCTCATAAATACTATTTATATAATCTCTGATTTGTGGTTCTAATAATTGACCATATCTAGTGTATTCGTTTCCTTTAAAAGCTGCAGGGATTATTCCAGCTTTTTCTCTTGCTAGAGTAAAGCAATCTTTGAAAGGACTTACATTAAACAGTGCTGGTAAATCACTTCCACCAAGATATTTATTTCTGTTTTGTGTTACACTCTCTCCTGGAGTGTGTGATACTATCTTTTCTTGTTCCATTCATATCCTCCTAAATCTTCTAAACTTAATAATTTATCTACAAAGTCTTTTTTGTCATCTAACCTTGTATAAACCTTTTCTTCTATTGTCCCTAGTCCAATGTACTTATAAACTGTTACTTTGTTTTTTTGACCTATCCTATAAGCTCTACCGATAGCTTGCTCATAGTCTTGATAACTCCAAGTAGGACTAAAAAATATTACTTCTGAATTATATTGAAGTTCTATACCTGCTCCTCCTGCTTGAATTTGTACAAGAGTAGTTTTGTTTTTTAGATTTTTAAAATCTTCAAACTTAGGTATTTTGCTTAGTGAGCCACTGACTTCATAATCTACTTTTATTAACTGTTTTATAGCTTCAGCTTCTTTTTTAAAGTTATAGAAAATTAAGATATTAGAATCTGTTGATTCTCTAAACTCTTTTAAATATTCTAGTTTTTCATTAAATCCAGCATACTGTCTAAGTCCAGCTATAAATTTTGGAGAGCTATCATATAATTCATCTCCTAAAACTCTATCTTTTTTTATAGTTACATATTCATCACCAGCTGCAAAATACTTTTCTTCAAATACTAAATCTGGTAAATCCAAACAATCATTTTTATTAAGGGCTATACTACTAATGGCCTTCCAACATTTATCAATGTATTCTTTGTTCTTCCAATCTACTATTTCATAAAATCCCATGTAGTTCATTTTCTTTATTGCATTAGCTTTTTCATAAGAATAACCACTAGCATAAATTCCAAATATAGCCATATAATTTCCTAAATCTTGATATCCGTTTGATGCTGGTGTTGCACTAAGTAAGCAAAAACCATAAGATGCTTTACATAGTTTTAAAGCTAGTTTACTTCTTTGAGACTTTTTATAATTTTTAATGTAATGACACTCATCAAAAATCAAATATGTATCCTTGTTTCCTTCCACATGTTTTAATCTCCCATAACTAATAACTTCATAATCTATATTGGTCCCATAGTATTTATTAAAGTTATTAATTTCTCTATCCCATCCACCTTCTTTAACTTTCTGAGCTGGTGCTATTATAATTAATCTTTTACTTTGTGCATGCTTCCAATAATGATGGATTGATAATATTGTCTTTCCAGTTCCAGTTCCTAAAGGATATATATAGTTTTTTAAACTTTTATCCAGTAAGTTTTTTTGATATTGGTATAGCATCATATCAACCCACCATCTTTTAATATTTGCCAAAACTCTTCCATATTGTGAGCTACTCCAACCAACCCGCCACTATCTTTTATCTTTTGTATTTGAGCTTTTTGTAATTCAGAAACAATTCCACCATCACTTCTTTTAACTTCTATAGCTACAAATTTACCATTTATACAAGCTATAATGTCAGGTACTCCCGTTTTTTGAAATGCTCCACCATGTACTTTAAAATACCAGTGATTGTTTTGTTCCAACCATTTTTTTATTTTATTTTCAACTTGTTTTTCTAACATTTTCAATCTCCTTTATTCATATATTTTTGAATCCATTCCTTTAAATAAAGAAGATTGTTCTAATTTAATCTTTGCTTTTTCTTCTTCTAATGTTTCTAGATTTAGTTTAGCTTGATTAAAATATGCTTCTTTTAATTCAATTCCTAAACTTCTTCTATCCATTTCTAGTGCCATATATTGAGTGCTTCCAATTCCCATAAATGGATCTAAAACTATATCGTTTGGATTAGTCCATAGTTCTATACATCTGGCTATTACATCTAACTGTAAAGGGCATATATGTCTTTCATCTTCTTCCGATCTTGCCTTAGTTCTATTCAAAGTGTTTGTTTGTCTAATATCCATCCATACAGGGTTGGCATATCTTCTCCATACTTGGTGAGAATAAACAGGTAATTCATTATATTTTTCTTTATTTTTTACTTTTTCAGGATCAGGTTCTGGTCTATCTCCTTTTATTCCTTCTGGTTCATTTTCTCCATAAAATCTAGTAAGACCTTCAGGGTGTTCTATTCTTTCAGGATTTTCTCCATCTTTTCTAAATGTAACAATATAATCGGGTAAACCATTTCTACATAAACTTGAATCTTTACATAATTGTTTATGCAGTAATCCTAGTGCTTTTGTTCTTGTTGCTTCAACTAATGGATCTTTATATATTGTTACCTTTGAATGATATATGAATCCAGCTTCTTGGAATAATCTTATTATTTCTCCTGGAAAATCTTTTAATCCAATCACTCCGTCTTTTGATTTCATCATCGGTAAATCCATACAATGAATACTTATTAATCTCCCTGGCATAAGAACTCTATGTAATTCTTTAATTAAAAAATTAAAATGTACATAAAATTCATCATCATTTTTACTATTTCCCATATCTCTATCACTATTTGAGTAAGTGTATAAACTCGCAAATGGTGGACTAAATATAGAATAGTGAATTGAATTATCAGGTATTCCTTGAATCACTTCTACACTATCTCCATGATATATTGAATATTTATCTTTTATTATTTGATTTATAACGTTCATTTTATCCTCCAATTTTTAATTTAACGTTCTCATTTCTTCCCAGTTAGGCAGTATCATTTCTGTTTGTGGTACGTATTCTGTTACTATTCTAGATGTTGAATGTAACTCTTTTTGAGTTATTTCTTTAGTTAGTTCCACCATTTGAGATTGCATGTATTTAGCATCTTCTTCTTTTCTAGCAATATTTTCTTTAACTGTTCCTTCTTTTGCTGAAAGAATTATGTAAACATTAACTTCTTTTGTTTGACCAAATCTCCAACATCTCCTAATAGCTTGATAATATTGCTCGTAACTATCTGATAATCCAACAAAAATCATATTGTTACATTGTTGCCAGTTCATTCCAAAACCTGCTATTGATGGTTTTGTAACTAATGATTTTATTTCATTATTTGAAAATTTAATCATTGTTTCAGCCTTATATTTTGAGTTATCTGAGCCCTTTACCTCATAACTATCATTTATATACTCTTTTAATTTAGCTGATTCATCATTTAAACTACACCATACTAGCCATTGTTCGTTTGAACTATTAACTATATCTGCAGCTTTTTGACATCTCACATCTAACGTTTCACGTCTTACATTTCTTCTTTGTGTAAGAGTCAATTTATCGTTATAAAATTCATCTCCATCAGCTATAATTTCAAATATATTTAATTTTGGTAATGTATAGCCTTCTATTTCATAACCTAGATTATTTGGATTATCTATAAATACACACCAACCAGCCATCCATTGCCAAAATATTTTATCAGCATGTCCTTTCAATCTCCATTTTGCAGTATCTCCACCATCATGGATAAAGTACATTGAAAGCATTTCGTTTCTTGTCATTATTCCTAAGAATTCAGCATGATTTCCAAGTTCCATATAATCGTTTGGTGCTGGTGTTGCTGTACATGCTAATTTAAAAGGACAATGTAAGAAGTTTTCTATTATTTGAGTTCTTATTTTTCCTGTGAAACTTTTTAATATAGAACTTTCATCTAAAACTATTCCTCCAAATTCATTGGCCACAAACTTATCTAACTTTTCATAATTAGTTATATTTATTCCTGGCACTACATCTGATTGACTTTCACAGATATTTACTTTTATTCCAAATGTTTCTCCTTCATGTTTTGTTTGCAATGAAACAGCCAAAGGAGCCAGTATTAAAACATTTCTTCCTGTATGTTCATATACTTTATTAGCCCATTCAAGTTGCATAATTGTTTTACCTAATCCACAATCTGCAAATATTGCTGCTTTTCCTTTTTTTAAAGCCCATCTAACAATATCTTTTTGAAAATCATATAGATTCTGATTTAACTCTTTTTTATCAATATCAAATCCACTACTTATGATTGAAGTAGATTTATTGAATATAAACTCATTGTATTCTTGCATAATCATCTCCTAAAATTTATTTAACAGCTGTATTAATAGTTCAGCCAATCTTATTTTTTCACTCACTTTTACACTATTTTTAAAATCTTCTAAAAGTGAATCTATCATTTCATTAACTATTTCAATTTTTTCATCGTTTTTATTTATGACTTGTGTTTTAAGAACAACCCAAGAACCTTTAACTTCTTTTATCCAACCGTTATTTTTAAATCTAATGATACATTTTTTAATAGCCTCATAGTCTTCATTTAGATATTCGGCTATTTGTTTTCTGGATTTGTTAGGGTATTCTCTCAAACATTCTAAAACTTCCCATCTGTTTATCATTATTCACCTCTTGAATTTATTACTAATTTAATGTATAATTCAAGTAAATAGATAAATCTATTTACTTTTTTGTTTTAAACATCTGATTTGGTTTGGTCGCCTGGTTCAGATGTTTTTTCTTTTTTATAGCTTTTTCCATTTAGAAAATTTAACCAATGAGCTTTTATAATTAAGTAAGCTCCTCTTTCATTTTCTTCATTTCTTTTTTTGTAGATGCACCCAGGAACTTCGTTAGCTCTTATCAAAGAGTAGACATCATCTTTGTTAAGTTCACCCTCAGATAAGGCTACTGCTTCATCTACTGTTATCTTGTAATTTGCCATTTTACACCTCCTTTTTAATTGTTTAATTTAATTAACTGCTCTATTATGTTCATACATTCATTTTCAACAAAAGCTAAATTGTTACAAGGATCACTATGAATATGATTTGTATCGAAACCTATATAATAAACACCATCTTTGAATCTGTATCCGCTGTATGACAATCCACCATGACAGTCAATATTATCTAAATCATCATAATGTTGTTCATAGTAAATATGATTTTTTGGTACTTCTACATACCCACAGTACTAGTTATAACGTCCATCATCTGTGTGAGTGATAACATAACTAGACCTCTTAAAAATCCCGACTGTAATAACTTCAAAACTCATTTTTTTATCCTCCTTATTTAAAATAAATCTTCAAAATCGTATAATTCAATGTACTTTCCATATAGTTTATAAAGTGTATTAATTAACCATTTTAATTTATATTTAATTATGTCTTTTACTGATGCTTCCATGTATTCAAACATTTTCTCCCTCCCATATTTCTAATATTTCTATTATTTTTAGAGCTCTTTTTAAGCTCAATCCTTTTAACTCTGCTCTACCCCAATATTTATCCAAGATTTTGTTATTTAGCATTTTTTCCTCCTATTTTCCGCAGTACCAAAATTGATCCTTGAAACCTTTTATAACTTCAATTCCTAAGAATCCAAAGCCATTAGTTCCTTGACTACACCATTGTTTTTCGTACTCATTAACTTCATCTATAGTTCCGACAAAGTCATAACTGTCCCAGCTTCCATCTCTGTCGCAAGCACTAAGCTGATTAATCCCGAATAGCTCTTTAAAAGCAATCGGTCTACTAGCTTTGTGCCTGAAAATTCCAAATATATTTTTTATTTTTTTCATTTTCATATCCTCCTTTAATGCTTCATACCAGCATAAATTTTTTCTAAATTTTCTAATGCTACATCTCTCATTTCATGTTTACTAACCGCCAAAACATCTTTGATATTTGAGTACCAAATTTCAGCTATTTTCTTATCAGAATAGTGGTTGTAGTCAATTCCTAAAAAGTCCATTTGCATTTTTTGGCTTAATACCACTAATCCGAATATTATTCTTGCTTCATGATTTTTAAAATATAAATCTTCCATTTTTTCTTCTCTCCTTATTTTGTGTTATAATCATCTCAAAGGAGGTGATTATAATGTCTTTTGACTTTGACAAAATTAATGATGATGCTTTCAAAAGATTGTCTGATACCTTTTCATTAGAAAGAGCAGGAGAGATTATAAATAATGAGATTTTTGCTTTCTTCTGTTCTAATAAATATCCATCTTCCATACAAACTATTGATTTTAAAGATATATTTGAAGATGATATTTTAATTCATCATGAAACAGGTAAAAGATGTATTATTGTTGATGTAAAGCCTTTGAAAAGAGCAGTTATTGCTAAATATGAAACTGAAACTCAAAGAGCTAGAGAACAACAAAAAATAAATAATATTTCTATCGGCTCAATAAGTGGATCTGCTATAATAGGTAATCAGCAATTTGCAATTATTGATAATTCTTCTATCTCTAATCTAAAAGAAATTATTTCTAATAAAGTTCAAGATAAGGAATTATTAGAAAAACTTTTAAATCGTATTGAAATAATAATTGAAGATAATCAACCAATTAGCAAAGGAACATTTTCAAAGTTTGCTGATATTTTTAGAAAATATCCTGATGTTTTTAATGCTGTTGGTGCAATAATAACAAAATGGATATCTTCTACAAATTAGTTATTTTTAAAGACTCTATATCGATAAAAGTTATTGTTATGGAGTCTTTTGCTCTTTCTCCACTGTTAATACTAGATATTTCTACTTCTATAACTCCATTTAACTCTTTTCCATCTATAAGAATTTTTATAGGTTTTCCATCTTTTCTTTGTATTTCAAATGAATGTCTTTCCATACTCCTCCTTTCTTTTTTTGTTTACTTTAAGTGTCTAAAAAGTTTAAAAAAATATTTTTTCTCTTTCTTTTTCATTAAGATTTAAAAGTTCAGATATTTTTTTAACTTCTGAAACCTTAAATTCATTTTCTCCATTCACTTTTTTTCTCATTCCAAAAGGACTCAAATTCAATTGTTTAGCAATCCAATTAAAACGATATCCACTCTCTTCAATTTTCTTCTTTAATAACTCTGTTTCAATCATAAGAAACCTCCTTTCTTTTTTTGTTTACTTTAAGTGTCTAACACAATATAACATATCGTTCTCTTAAAGTCAACATATTTTTTTAAAAAAATAAAAAAAAGTTGCTTTTTAGTGACTAATGTTATATAATTCAATTAATAAAAGCTAGGAGGTAAAATTTATGACACTTGGTGAAAAGGTTAAATTGAAAAGAGAAGAATTAAATCTTTCGCAAGAAGAATTAGCTGAAAAAATGAATTACAAATCAAAAACATCTATACATAAAATAGAGGTTGGAATTACTGATCTTCCTTTATCAAAAGTAAAAGAATTAGCTGCTGTTTTAAAAACAACACCAGCTTATTTGATGGGGTGGGAAGAAGAAAAAGAAGAAAAAGAAAATAATATTTTTTCTAAATTAACAGATGAAGAATTAGCAAAATTAGAAAAATTTAAAAATATGTCTACTGTTATGTTTATGAATGAAGGGAACGATATTTCTGATGAAGATAAAGAAACTCTAGCAACAGCTTATGCAGAAGTATTAATTTCACAAAGGAAGAAGTGATGTGTAATGACTACAAAGTCTATAATAAATGCTGCTCTAAAACTTCGTAAAGAATATGGTAATATATATAATTTAATAAAAGATAAAGGAATTATATTAAAATATGTAGATTTAGATAGTAGTATTAGGGGTTTATCAGTTGATAATGTTATTTTTATTAATTCAAGTATTTCAAATTTTGAAAAAGATTTTGTCATAGCTCATGAGATAGGACATTATATATTTCATGATGATTCTATAAGACAATTTAGTAAGATTGAAGCTTTTAAAGGTTCAAGAGAAGAAACACAAGCAAATTTATTTGCTACTATATTTTTACAAGCTAAATATAAAGATTGTGATAATGATGATGAGATCCAGAAGATCATTAATTATGTTTGGTGTAATTACTTAAATTTTAAATAAAAAAATACCCCAGCAGTGATAGTGCGAATATCACTATAGGGGCTAAAAGAGTGTGTTCTCTTTTGTTTCGTAATTAGATTATAACACACTCTATTTAAGTACGTCAAATTAAAAGGAGTGTGATTTTTTTTATGAGAGCAGCAAATGGAATGGGTACTGTTTCAAAACTTTCAGGAAAGAGAAGAAAGCCATGGCTTTTGAGAGATAATAAAAGATTTAATGAAGAAACAGGAAAATTTGAAAGATTGGCTCTGGGTGTATTTGAAACTAAGAAAGAAGCTGAGACATACCGAATAGCATATTTTACAAATAGTCTAGATATGCTAAAAAAGACTGATATAAAAATACATAAGAAAAAAGAGAAAAGTATAACTTTTGAGCAAGTATATAAATTATGGCTCAAAGATAAAGATGTAAACAAAGGGACTTTAAGCAACTATGAAACACAATTTAAAAGAAGTAAAAAACTACATAAAATGGAAATAAAAGAGATTAATGGTATTTTGCTTCAGGATATATTTTATAGTTTAGATCTAACCAATAGCACTTTGAGAGTTTTAAAAAGTTTCTGGAGTATGATTTTTGATTTTGCTATTTTAAATGATATGTGCAGCAAGAATTATGCTAAGTATTTAAAAACTAAAACTGTTGAAAAAGGTAATAAAACAAGTGATAGAGAAAGAGTTATTACTCAAGAAGAATTAGAAGTTTTATGGGATAATCTTAACAATGATGAAGCCAACAAACATGGAATAATAGATATGGTTTTGATTCTGTGTTATACAGGGCTTAGAATAAGTGAGTTATTAAGAGTAAAAAGAAAAGATGTATATTTGAATGAGTATTATTTTGAAGTAGAAAAATCTAAGAGTAAAGCTGGAGTCAGAAAAGTTCCTATCGCAGATAAAATTTTAGATTTATTTAGAGCCAGATACTTTAGTAAAGATACATTTTTATGGCAAAGATTAGATGGTCTTGAATATGATTATGATTCTTTTGATAATCATTTTAGGATATTGTTTAGAGATCTAGGATTATCGTATCACAGTTTACATGATACTAGACACACATTCGCTAGCTTATTATCGGATAATGTAACTGACAAAGATGCTATTATTAAAATCATTGGTCACTCAAATTATAAGACTACATCAGATGTTTATATTCACAAAGAAATCAAAAGATTAAAGAAGGTAGTTGATGAAATAAAATAACACCTAAAAACCGTTAAAATCGACTTAGCTAAAATTAGATTAAATTTAATGGTAACAAAATGGAAACAAAAATACCCTTCCCCAACAAAAAAGCCCTCAACTTTTTGCAAGTTCGGGCTTTTTTGTAGAAATTAAACTATAATTTCAACATTTTTAAATAAGAGCATAGATATTGCACTTATCTAATAATAGTAATATGTAGATGTAGAATTATTATAACATATTATTAAATAATTAGCAACAAATTAGCAACAGTTATATTTTATCAATTGCATTTCTATAATCTTCAAGTACTTTATGTATATATTTTTCAGATGTTATTTTATAACTACTATGTCCTGTAAGTCTTATAATTATTTCTTTATCTATTTCTGCATTTGATAACAATGTAGCAAATGTATGTCTACAATCATGTGTAGTATGGTAATCTATTTCTAAATCATTCATGACTTCTCTAAACTGATAATCGTATGTATCATATAACAATTTAGAACCATCATATCTGGTAAAAAGAAATTCTTTTTCTTCATCATATCTTTTTTTTATTAGTTCAAAGATTTTACTTGGTATAGGAAGCCTTCTTATCCCAGATTTAGTTTTTGATTTTGTAATATCAATATATTTTTCTTTAAGATTTACATTTTCAATTTTAATATTTAATAGTTCATTAGGTCTCAATCCTGTATAACAATGAACTAGAATAACATCTATGATTTTAAATCTATCCTTTTCATCATTATAAAGATTATTCCATAATTTTTGTAAATCTTCTGTAGTAAGTATTCTATTTCTATCACTTGTCTTTTTGCCTTTTTCTTCTGATGGAAGCTTTAAAAAAGCAACATAATCTTTTTGGCAAAAATCATTTAAAATTGCAAAGTCAAAAATTTGTTTCCAAAAAGATTTTAGATTTCTAAGAGTTCCTTTACTTAAATTAGCTTCATTTAAAATATTTTGTAGTATTATTCCATTTATAGTTTTTATATCTAATTTATGTAGTTTTTTACTATTATTAAAATGTGTAGTTAAATTTCTTAATGTTAGTTTACTAGGCTTTTTATTTTTTAACCAAATATTATATAAGTCTTCAAATAATATTTTTTCCTTTTTATCTTTTTTGTTTTCTTCAATTAAAGGCTTTTCAACTTCTTTATCAATTAAATCTTTATTTTGATTAAAATATGCAATCCTAAAAATTTCAGCTTCTTTTTTAGTTTCAAAACTACCAAGTAATGGTTGAAAATATCCTTTTTCTGTTAATACAGCTGGTCCTCTAACTATGTATGGTTTTCTTCTTTTTCCTTTTAATTTGAAGATCGTACCCATGCCATTACTAGCTTTCATTTTTATTCATTCCTCCTTTTTTATTTTTTAATTTTCTATCTGAAAAAATTTACAAAGTTCATTTTCATCTATCAAATAGTCTCCTCTTGCCTTAAATTCTTTTCTTTTATAATAACATTTAGGTATTTTATTATTTTGAATATACCAACATAAACTACCTTTACTTACACCTATATTTTTTACTAATTCAAATGCTTTTGGTAATTTTATTATAGCCATTTTTTCTCCTTTATGTATCCTAATTAAATTGCTCTTTTATACAATCTTTTATAAACTCTTACATTTGTTCCAGTTGTTTCTATGTAATATAAATAAATATATTCAAAGATTCCATTTATCCAAGTAGAAGAAATAGCACTACCATTTAGTAATTCAAAATCGTCTATTTTACCAGTTCTATCAGCTAAGAAACTATATAATAACTGTCCCTTATCATTATTGTTAGGAAGAAATGATAAATCATAGTTTTTTTCTTCTAACATTCTTAAATTGAATTCTTTATTTTTATCAAAATCATTTCCAAATACAGTCCATAATATTTTTCTATTTTTTAATAAATTTATATTAAATTTAATATTAGTATTATTTTGAATTTTAAAATGTTCTAATATATCTTTTGTTGAAAATCCTTTTTTTATTGAATCTCTTATATTAAAATTAATTATTTTTTCTCCAAATTCTTTTAGTTTAAGATAATCTTTATCTGGTTCTGGATCTTTTAATATAACTTCTATTTTTTGAACTTGTTCTATAATTTCTTCAGTTGCACGATTTCTTCTTCTTCTAAAAGGATTAATTTTTCCTATTATTTTGCCTATTGGATTACCTTTAAATTGAATTTTATCAGTTAAAAAAGATTTTTTAAATTGGTAATCATTTAAAACTAAATCATAAATTTTCATAATTTACCTCTATTAATGAATATTTTTCTTTTATAATTTCTTGTTTTGCATTTAGTTTATTTATTAATAATTTATGGAATCTAAATGCTATATTATTTTCTATATAACACCAAAGATAGATTTTTTTATAAAATTTTAATTGTTCTTTTAAAATCTTTATAACTTCAAATAACGCATTTTCTTTTAAATGAATATTATTAGGGGATAAATTTATTACCCCCATATAACATTCATTATCATAAATTGTAAAATCTATATAATATATTTTATTTGCTAAAAAACATTTATCTGGAAAGTTCTTTTCTTCATTTTCAGAAAAATAAAAATTATAGTATTCGTTATTTCTTAATTTGTTTATTTTCTTTTCTATTTCTATTATTTCTTTTTTATTCAATTCTTTTATCATAATTAATCCAAGTCAGCTACTTTAATTGTTTGTAAATGTTCCATTTTTTCATTAAAGAAATTTAATTCTTTATCATCTATCAAATATTTTTTTACAAATTCATTTTCTTTATATTTTTCTTTATATTCTGGAATAATAAATGTTACAATTTCTAATTTCTTATTTTTAATTATTTCTTCTAATTGTTTATTTTCATTTAATATATCATTCAGTTCAATTGTGTCATCACATATTGGTGTAAAAATCAATAATTTGTTTCCATTATTTAAAATTTTTTGAATTAAGTATGTTAAAGTTTCCTTCTTTATAATAGAAAAGTCTGGTATTAAAGAAATTTCTATCTCATATTGTTTACACATATCTAATATTTCTTTATCTATATCTTCAACATCTTCTAAACTTAAAAATATTCTTCTAGTATTTTTACCTATATTTTTATTATTATAAAATCCACCTAAATATAATTTTGTAGCATCAAAAAATTTAGATAATAATTCATTATTAATTTCTTCATCTATACATAAAGCTATATTTCCTATATCATCATATTCTTTATAATGTTTTCTAAAACTTTCAATTATATCTTCTTTATTATTTTTATTAATATGTATTTCTATTAGTTTCAAAACAATTTTCCTCCAATCCTATTAATTTTAATGTTTTTTTTATTTTTTCTTTATCTGTATAATCTGGTGATTCTATAATAAATATTTTATCAAAATTTATATTATATAAATTTAATTTGTATGGATTATATTGATTATAATAATTAAAGAAAAATTTAAATCCATATTTTAAAATATCTTTATGTAAACTAGAATTGTTATTTAAAAAACAATAATATTCTTTTAATAATTCTTTTTTATACAAATAATAAACCCAACAACTTTCTAAAAAATCATTACTGATTTTTTCATTCATTAATATACATTTTTTAATTTCATTTTTAATTTCATTTTCATAAAAGACATCATGATGATGATCGAAGTTATATATATAAACTGGTTCTTTTATATAATTAACTATTTCTCCATGAGTTTTCAAAAAAACAATATTTTTATTTTTGTTTTTTATTAAATTATTTATTATATTGAATTTTAACGGTTCAATAATTTCAAAATCATTTTCTTTTTTTGATAAATTTTCTGTTAAAAAATCTAAATCAATACTTAAAATGTTCATTTTTCTCCTCTCTTTTATTATACGCCAGCGGAATTCAGATTTAATCTCTATTGGCTACCATATCTGAAAATTCATCTTCAGACATATATTCTAAAATATCGTATTCGTTCATTCTACACCTCTTTTTGCAACAATTTGCTTTTATTTTTTTTGTATGATAATGTTTTTTTGCAAACATAATTACGGAGGTACAAGATGAATGTCTATTGAAAATATAATTGAAAAATTTGATGGATTAGCAACTGTTACTGTTGGAGTTCTTGTTACTAAAATGTTAATTGAATATTTCAAGAAAAAACTTAATCATGAAGCTGATAAAGAAGACAATATAAATGCTATTCTTACCAAACAATTAGAAACACTAGTTGAAAATTCTGTAAATTATAAAAACGATATAAATGATTTAAAAAGATTAATTTTAAATAAATCAAATATGTCAATCCCAGATTTTTCTATTTATTTAAAAAATTTAAATGAATATATTTTTTATAAGTTAACTTTTGAATTTTATGATATTATTGAAAAAAACAATATTGTTGAAAACAACTTAGAAATTACTATCCAAAAGGTAAATAATATAATAGAAAAGGTATTTTCATCAGCTTCTTATGAAATGTATTCTTTAAGTTTTGACAGAACTGTAATAGAAGATTTAATCAAAATTCTTAGAGGTGAACAAAGAACTTTAAAGGAAAAATTAGAAACTATAATAACAAATTATGTACAAAATAAAAATAGTGATTTAACACATGAAGAAATTTCTAATGATACTAAAAAGAACATAAAAGAATTACTTACTTTTACTTCGATTGATTTATCAACTAATATATATAATGTATTAAATGGATTAAATATCTATGAAGTCAGATAATTCTTTCAAAACATCATCTTTTATTTGAGATGGTGTTTTTTTATTTATATTTATTATATGTATTTTATTATTTATTTCTGGTTGTTTTACCATTAAATATTCTAATGATAAATGTTTATCTTTTGGAACTTTAATTTCTTTATTTCTATTTTTATATCTTTTTTCTCTTTCTAACTCACTTAGTTGTAAATAAACTACTCTGATATCCATATCTTTTCTTTTATTCAATTTAATAAAAGCATCTATATCTATTACAAAAAGATTGATTTTTTTTTCATCAAATAAAGTCTTATCTACCCAAGAACAATATCCTTTTTGTTCATTTATGTATTCAGCTAAAATTTCATTTTTAGTTTCATCTCTGAATTTTTTAGAAACAAAAGTATGAGTTTTTATATCTTCTGGATCATTTTTTCTAACTTCTCTTGTAGTATAACTTTTTATAAAATGAAATTTTTTATTTTTTATTAATTCATTTACAACAGTGCTTTTTCCTACTCCAGATTTACCTATTATGCAAATTACTTTGTACATTTTTATTTTCACCTTTTTCTTTAATAAAATTTATAAATTTATTGAATTGTTCCATATCACTATGTATATAATTTTCTTTAATTATATTTTTATTTTTTAAAATATTAAATACTTCGTTATATGTAGAAGGTTTTATTCTTAAATCCCCTTCTATTTTTTCATTTTTTTTAGTTAATAAAGATAATTTTATATTATTATCTTTATATATTATTTTAATTTTATTTATTTTATAATCCTTTGATAATATTTTTATTTTTTCTTCTTTAATCAAAGAACAAATACATATCAAATCACTATTGTTGGTAAATCTCAGTTCTTCTATATCTTTAATTTTTGCCATTAATTTTCTCCCTCAATGCTTTTAATAATGCCTCTTTATCAAAAAACTTTTTTTTATCTTTACAAATTCCTTTTTTCCAATCTCCAGTAGCAAGATCAACTATTTCTTGTAATGGTTTTTTTAATATTTTTTCAAATAATTCCCAGTCCAACATCTTAATCACCTAGTTCTAAATTTAAATTTAATTCAACATTTACTTCTGGAACTTCTGTTTCATCTAAACTTCTATAAATAAAATATAAAGAATTATTATCTATTAATCTATTCCAAGAGTAAGTATTTATATCATCAAAATTATAAAATTGTTTAAATTTATATGATTCAGTTGGAGAAAATGGTACTTTTTTATTTAAAGCTTCTTTTATGTCATTATCAGTTTTTATTTCAAAACATATTAAATTACATCTTTTTAATTCTCCATTTATATTAGCTACACATTTTAATCCTTCTAAATATTTAGTTATCAATCCAGAAAAATCAAATTCTTGTTTTAAAAAAGTAGAAATAATTGATTCAGCTTCATCTCTTTTAGTATTATCTTCTAATTCTGTTAATTGTATGTATTTACAAGGAAGACTATAATAATTAAAATAAGGATTTGAAGTTATTAAATATTTTCCTTCTGAATTTTTTATAATAAACATAATTATTAAATTTTCTCTATTTCTTAATAAAACATCTTTTATATTTCCTATTATCATTTACTCTCACCTTTTATTATTCTTGCCTGTTCTATCAAATTACTAGCAAAATCTGTTTCAAATATTTTTACTGCTAATTCATATAATGTTTGCATATCACATATAACATTTTCTATATATTCTATCTTATTTACATTATCTTTCTTTTTTGGTTGTTTTGAATTATAGTTTTCTACTCTTTCTGATAAATTAATATGTTTTTCTTTTTCATAATAATTATATAAAATATCCCATCTTTCTTTTATTTCATTAATACCTTTTCTTCTTATTATTTCATTAATCATTTGTCTTTGAGATTTACCTTTAATATGATTTGTCATTCCATCAATTAATTGTTGTTTTCTTGAATTTTCTAATTCTAAAGGCTTTACATATTCTAATTGATATTCAGTAATATTAGATGCTAATTCTTCTTTTGAATTAGAATTAATTATTTTTAATAACATTTCATCTTGTTTTGATATTTGTTTTACTTCCTGTCTTAATCTGAAATAATTATCTAATAATTGTTCATATAAATCATAAGATAATTCATCATCCATAAATTTTAATAATTTAGCATAACCTCTTTCAGATAATATATAAGCATATTTTTGTCCATTAGAAGTTTTTAATCCAAGGTTATTTAAAATCACCTCGAACTTTTTATCACTTAACAAATCAATAACATCAATAAAATCTTTAAATTTATCTCTATTGTTATTTATTAATTTATTAACTTCTTTTAATTCTCTTTTGTGAATTTTTGCTATATCAGCAGCTGAAATTGCTTTTTTATTTTCTCCAAATCCCCCTTCAATTCCTTCAAATTCATAATTGTTTATTTTTACTAATCCTATTTTTTTTAATTCCATTACTTTCTCCTTTTAGCTTTTAGGTATAATCATTTTAATTGCTTGATAATAAGCATAAGATAAATCTCTACTTCTAGTAGCATCATCAACGAACCATTTAGAAAATTCATAATCCATTTTCATTTGTTCATATTCAGATGTTTTTTTAAACATTCTTTCTTCTATTTCTCTTTTTATAATTAATTGTTTTTCTGTTTTTGTTGATAATTCTCCTATTAATTCAAGATTTTCTACTTCTTTAGTTATTTTAAATTTATCTAATTCCATTTGTTTTTTAGATAATTCCATTTTTTTTCTAATTGTAATGGATAATTGTTGTACAAAAGATAAAATTATATCTTGATGTTCCATAATTATTATTGCTTCACTTAATGCTTTGTTAAAATTTGTATAATCAATTTTATCAATACTTGTCTTTTTATTAAAATTCTGTTCAAATTCTTTAATTTTATTAAAAATAGCATCTTGATTTTTTTCTCCATATTTAAAAAGTAATTCTTTAAAATTTGAAGTTTCATTACTTATCATTTATTAAAGCTCCTTCCTTATTTGTTAGATAAAACATAAAAACAAAGTATTTTATTGACAATCTCTTTTTCAATATTATTTTTTTCTAATTTTTCTTTTATATAGATTATATCTGTACATAATTGCATTGCTTTTCCAGTAGGTTGTTCTATATTTTTTTGAGGAACAGGTGGTTTTTCAGTTTTTTTATTAGTTATCTTCATCATCTAATTTACTTCCTTTAGTAAAATAATTTATTATTTCTGTTATTTTTTCTTCTGTTAAACCATCTTTTGAATTTATTTTTAATATATTTTCTTTTGGTAAATAAGGTTTGATATCAACAATTTCATCATCTACAATTAAATATTTTTCAATTTTATCTTTAGAAGTTGTATTATATTCATCTAGCCAAGAACCTATTTGCAAACCTCTAATTCCATTAAATTTATTATTAGTTAATCCTATTACCAGATTATCAGTTATTTTCATTCTTAAAGAATTTCTAAAATATTTATACAGAAATTTATTCCAACCATCAATTGTGGTCCCAATTCTCCAAGTTGATGAAATAACTATTTTTATTTCATTATCTTTACAGAATTCTAATAATTTTACAAAATTAAAAAGTATTCTTGTGTCAAAATAAAAAAAATCTTTATTATTTTCAAAGTCATAAGGTAATACTAAACTTAAAGAATATTTATCTTTTCCAGCAGTATTAATCACTCCATCCATGTCTAAAAAAAGTATTTTCATATTTGTATATTTTCCTCCATTAACTTTTTTTTAAATTCTTCTTTTATATTTTTTATTTTATTTTTGTTTTTTTCTATCAATTCATAAATTAATTCTATATCTTTATTTTTTTTATCTAATCTACAATCTCTTATATCAAAAATATATTTATTTTTTGAATTAACTAATTCTTCAAAAAAATCAATATTATTAAAATGTTCTTTTATAACAGATATAAAAGAATCTTGTTTATTTACACTATAAGTTGATATTTTTAACATATCTTTATAAGTATCTATTTTGTGAGTTATTGCCATAAAAACTCCTTATATTATTTCTCAAATAGTATATACATTGCATTCACACTATCACCTACTATACTAATAGATACAACTTTAGCTTTATATCTATCATATTCTTCTTTAATTGCATCATTAATTATCTTTTCATTTGTTTTAATTTTTTTTGAATAACTTATAGCATATGACAGTTCATATACTTTAACATATGTTCCAGCAAAACTAGCTACACTTAATAGAAGTATCAATATCAGCATTAATTTCTTCATACTAAACACCTCCTTATATTTTTAATGTTCCAAAAGAACGTGTAAGTGCAACAAACAATATATAAACTTCATCAAATACATCTTCTTCTTTTTCTTGTTTTTCTAATAATTCATCTATTGTATAAAAATCATTAGCTAAAACAACTGAATTGAATTCTAATCCTTTACATCTATGAGCTGTAATTAAATGAACATTGTAAGCATCTTCACTATCTTCTGGAATTAAATTTGTTTTTATTTTTTTGAATATATTTTTTAATTCCTCTATTTCAAAATTTTTTAATAAAAAAAGAAATTTACTTATTTTCCTATCATTAGATAATTTTTCTAATTGTTCTAATTCTTTAAAAGAACCAATTTTTATTCCTCTATAATTTTTATAACTTTTTGTTAAATCTAATAATTTTTCATATATTTCAAAATCTGAAATTATAGAATTAGATAATTTTACTATTTTATTTTCTTTTATTAAATTTAAAGCTTCTAACATTAAATTTTTATTTGAACGAAAAATTTTAGTGTATTGTTTTTCATTATCTATTTTTGAAACCATATATTGATTATCATTTACTCCATTTAATTTTATTGGATTTTCAAAAAATGTTTCTAATAGATCGTTACAATAATTAGAAACTTCTTTTCCTACTCTAAAAGATTTAGTTAATTTGAAATCACATTCTTCCATTCCTAATGCTCCATTATAACCATATATTTTTTGATAAGTATCACCAACTCTAATACTTCTTTTATCTTTAGAAATATTTTCTATAATTGATAAATAACAAGCTGATACATCTTGAAATTCATCTATCAAAATAGAATCATAAGATACAATAGGCTTCATTAATTGAAATAATTTAATATATACTTCATGAAACATAGGTGATTCTGAATTACTCAAAATATATTGAATAACTTTTTTTGTATTGTTATAAGTTTCTTCATTTAAATTAAAATCTTCTAATCTTTTATCTGATTTTAAATAAGTATGAAGTGCAATTAATACATCTCTTAATCTAAAATCTATATAACTTTCTACAATATTTAATTTTGTCATTATATCGAATAAAGTAAAAAAATCTAAATTTTCATTAAAATTTCTTTTTTTGAAATTAGGTATAATGTTATTATTCAAAAAAAAATTGAATGCTAAGCTATGAAAAGTATAGACATCAGCATTCAATATTTTTTGTTTATTTAATTTTTCTTTTATTTCTTCTTTTATTGTAGAGTTAAAACATAGAATTAAATGTTTCTCATTAGTTCTATGTTTTGCAATATTAAGAAGTAAAGTAGTTTTACCAGTTCCTGGTCCTGCATTTACCACCAAATGTTGTTTATTTGATTGCAAAACAGCTAATTGTTCACTAGATAATTCCATGTTTTTCCTCCTTTAATTACGCCAGCGTAATTTATTCTAAATTTTCATCTTTTATACTATTAAGTAGTATAGATAATATTTGATCTATACTTTTTGGTAATTCTTTTGTTGAACATCTAAATCTTTTTGAAGATTCTTTTTTAATTTCTTCTTTTTTATCTCCAATATTTAATTTTTTAGAAAGTTCTTTTAAATCTTCGTCCGTAGCTTCTTTTGATTTTAATTGATTATTTTCATCTTTTTCTAATTTATAAACTTTTATATTAGGTATCTTATCATTATAATCTTCATAATTATTTTTTTCCTTATCATTATAAAAAGTTTTCATTTGTTCAAATTCTTTTTTAAATGTAGATAATATTAATTCTTTAAAAAAATCTATAATTTCTTTTTCTTCAAGTTTATTTATTTCATCATTTAAGAAATCTTCAACATAACCATCATAATTTTCTTCATTAATTTCACCAACAATTACACCTTTTGCTAAATTTCCTTTTACACCATTAATAATTTTTCCTAATTTGTTTTCTAATTCTTCTCTTTTTACCATTTTTTCCTCCTGTTATTTTTATTTATTTTTATTTTTTAATTCTATCTATTCTTAAATAAATTTTATCAATTTTAAATTGTATAAAACTAAGTTCTTTACAAACATCTTCTAAATTTAACTAAGCTACGTTATTCTCATCAATATAACCTCGAACAACATTATTAACAGTTATTAAATTATTTATTTTACACCTCCTTTTATTTATGATGTCTAAACCATCTTTTTTTTGTTTGTATTCCTTTTAAACTATGTCTTAATTTAGCAATATTTCTAGGAAGATAAATATGGTCAATATCTTCCTCTTCTATTATCTCATCATAGTTTTTTACTTTTGAAATTATTTCTTTATCTTTTGTATATAAATGAACTTTTCTATTTTTTAGTAAATCTTTGATATTAGACATTTCTCCTGAATGAGAATAAAAAGAATTTACATCAAATCTAATTTGAGATTTATTACCTATTACTTCGCAAGAAACAGAACCAGCAGATTCATCTTTTGCGTCTAAATCTGTATATGTACAATATACTTCATGATAAGAATCGTCTATTGTTTTCCAAGATTCTTTTTCATTATTTGAAAATTTAACACCATATATATTAGGTATACCTACTCTTTCTTTTAAGAAAGTAATACTATATAAATCTATATCAAAACAACTAGTACATAATACAACATCTAAATCTGTTAATTTAAATCTTTTTATATGTTTTTTATTATTTTCATAATAAGCTATGTATAAGTATTTTTTACTAGCTAATTTACCATATTCTTTTTTTAACCAATTTTTCATTTAATACTCCTCCTTTTATACAATAGCTCCTATGTATTTTTGATACCATTCAGAAGCTGAATTACCTACTACTTTTTTAACATTTTTTAAACTTAAATTGTTATTTTCTATAAAAATTTTATCTTCTCTTAGACAATCTTCTATTACCCAATTAATAAAAATTTTTATATTACTCATTGTTTCTCTTAATGATAATTCTTTTAAATATTCTAATCCTTGTTTCATTCTAGATTCTGTAATTAAATTATCTTTTATAAAATCTAACTCTTGTAATAATTTTAGATTTTTTTCTAAATTAGCTTTTTGTGCTTTTGATTGAAATTTTTCAATTTTAGATTTGAAAAAATAAATTTCATTATTTAGTTCATAATGCCAAACAATTCCTTCTCCACAGTTATATTCTAAATTTAATTTATTAGATAAACCTAATTTTTCACAGAATAAACATTTATTTTTATATATTGAAGTATATTCTAAAACTTTTTCTTTTAACCAATTTAGATTTTCTTTTATATTTAATTCGATTTCAAAATCTGGTTTAAAATTTCCAAATATTCTATATTCCTCATTCCATAATTTTAAATTTTCTGGAATGATTATTTTATCAATTTTTTCTTTACTATTTATAATTCTTATACAAAATGGAGCAAAAAACATTTTAAAGTAACTAGTAGCTATTTTTTCTCCTATTTTATCTCCAGCATATTCGCCATAAATAATTACAGTATTATATTCATTTATATATTTTTTTAATTGTAATCTAAGCCAATTAATTTTTTCTTTTGTCATAAATTCAATAAAACCATAACTATCATTTTCTTTTTTTAATAATAAATTTCTTCCTTGTAATCTAACTTCATCATTGTCAAACACTACACTAACATTGGTTCCGTTTATTTTTGTTATACCTTTTAAAGTAATTTTATCTTGATCTATTTTATAAGCATCTCTTTGTAACTTATAAATAAATTCATTAAAATATTCTATATGTTGAAATTTAATAGCTTCAATAGTCAATAAAATCCTCCTTTTCTTTTTCTTGTAAATTTTCACAAGTAGTTTTATACTTACAGTTATTACATTGAAAACATTTATATTTTTGTCCATTTAATAATTTTTCAACTTCAAAATCTTCTATTATTCCATAATTTTTCATATCAATTACTTGACTATTATTTAAAGTTTCGTTTGTAAAAATAGTATTTGGTAAAATATCTTCAGAAATACATTTAGAAAAATATTCTATTTGTTCAAGAAAATCTTTTATATTTATTCCATCAGAAGCTTCATTATTAATTGAAAGAAAGCTATTTTTAAAACCAAAATTAAATTCTGAAATAAAATCTGGATTATTTTTTCCTATATATATAATTTTGGCTGGTTTTCTATATAAATACATACATAAAATTATTTCTGGGAGATGATAATTTAACGGAATTGGCTTTTGATACTTTGAAAAAACTTTATTTTTTATTATTCCAACTGAATCATTTACTGGTTTTATAAATAAAATATATTCTTTTTTTTTATCATAATCTATAATTATTGCATCTTCTGTTGTTTCTACTTTTATATCATATAGATTAAATACTTCTTTTTTTGGTTCTTCTATTAAATTTAATAATTTTAATTTTCTTAAAAATTGTTCTTTATATAAAATATTTTTTTCTATTTCTTCATATACTTTTGAACTAACTATATCCGAATATGAATTTTTAAATCTAAAATAATTTTCTCTCATACAATGTCCAATTTCTAATTCGTCAGAATTATTTATTTTTAGAGAAAAATCGGAAGTTTTAAACAATTTTTCTTTAATTACTTTTTCGTTTTCAGAATTCATATAATCTACATTTTCATTATTCAATGTATTTATATAAGTGTCATAAATATCTTTTACATATTCTAACCAAGTTTTTTTTTCTTCTATTGTTTCATCATTTAATATTTGGTTAATTATATTATTTTCATTAAATTCCATTTTTCCCCCTTTTTTATTTTTAAATTTCTTCTGTTTTTATTTTTTTCCAGAAATCTAATATTTTATTTCTTGCTATAATAGCTTTTTCTTTTGTTTCAAAGTAATTACCTAATTTATATCTATTGTCATCTGTTGTACTATAGGTATCACAATTGCTATCAATACTTATAAATTCATTAATATAATAGTAATGCTTTCCGCATCTAGCTCTCCAAACTGTTTGCTCTTTATTTATTTTAGCAATCAATGATTTTAAGATATCCATGTTTTCATTGTATATAATGAATGGTTTATGATGGTCTTGTTTGTTGATACATATGATATTAGTATAAAATCTAGTTTCTCCGTCAGTCCATTCAAAATAATTGCTATTAACCAAATTCTCAATTTTAGTAAATTCCCCTACGCTCCATTTATCATTAATTACTTTTACTTCTAGTTCTAACATTTTTACTCTCCGATTTCTTCATTTCTTACTTTTTCCCAAAATTTTTTCCATTCTTGACTATCTATAACTTTTTGTGCTTCTTTTTCACTTCTAAAATAATTACCTATTTTATAATATGTTTCATCGGAATATTCATTTTCTTCTAAAATTTTAATTACTTTACCTTTACCAGATACTGCATAATAGCAATCGTTTCTTTCTCCTCTCCAACGTATTCCATATTTTTTATTTACTTCTGTCATTATTTTATTAATATACTCTATATATTTATTTTCTATAGTATATAAAGTTTCATTTTGTTCTTTGTAATTTATATTTAAAACAGGTTTATCACTTGCTAAATTATAATAAAATTCTGTTTTATCATCACTTATTAAAAAAGTCATATCTTTTTTAATTATTTTTATATCTTTTTTTAATATAGAATCATTAAATTTAACAACTTTAAAAACACTATAATTATCATCAATTTTTTCTATTTTTATTTCTAAAACAGATTTTTTCATAAGTACTCCTTTCAATTGTTTAATAATGATGTTTATCATTTAATTAATTTTTTTTAATTTTGGATTATCAAAATTCAAAGCTAAAATAACAGCATCTGATTTATCATTATCTTTTTTAAATGTTGTTAAGTCTAAAATTGGATATTTAGATTTAACAAATTTAAAAGCTTCTTCTTTAGTATTTGGTTTTATTTTTAAATAACTTCTTGAAGAAGTTGGCGATATTTCATATATTTCTAAACCATTTTCAAATAAAAAATGATCTATTATACCATGTAATTTCATTAATGGTCCTACTGATTTAATAGTAAAAGTAGATATAAAAGGAGATTCTATGATAGCTTTGCAAGGTCTATATTTAGATATTATTTCTAATATCCAATATAATATTTCTAAATTTCTTTCATAATTTGTTAATTTATTATTACCTTTAAAAGAATCTAAAAATAAGAAAGAATTTTTTTCATAATCATATATAGACACACCTGGACAGGTTTTACTTAGGTCTATTGAAATTAGAAGATTTTTTTTTAAAGTTTTTCCAATATTCTTTGCTAATTCTTTTTCTTTCATCACTTTGTTCTTGATTTCTTTTATATCTTTGGTAATAGACATTATATTCATCATTCCCTTTTTTAATTATTTTATCTATTTCATTTTCTTCAAATAATAATTCTAATTCACTAACTGTTGGAAAATAATTAGTATCGAAATTTAAAAGACATATTTTTCCTAATTTATGAAAATTATGTCTCTCTTCATCATTTTTTTTATATTTTAGTAAATCTTTTGTCTTTTTAAAGAAAAAACCATCAATTTTTTCAGAATAATGTTGTTCGCCATTTACTTCTATGCAAATTGGTGGAGAAGTAGGGAAGTAAAAATCATATTTTTTACTCCCTTCTCTTACTTCTTCTAATAAAACAACATTATATATTTTAGAAATTATTTTTAATATTTTCTTAATATGTAAATGTGCTTTCGATAACATTAAACCACCTGTTTTGTATTCAATTTTTTATAATATTCTTCTGTTAATTCACTTAATCTATCTTCTATATTGTTTATTAAGTCTATGTGTTCTTTTGTTAATTCTTCTAATCTTCCTTTAGTTTGTAACATAATCATAGACATTAATTGAGTAGAAATATTTTCTAGATAAGATTTAACACCTATTTTATGAGAGGTTTTTGATTTTTCTTCAATTTCTTTTTCAATTTTTTTATTTACATTTTCCATTTTTTCTTCAAATGATTCTTCTTCTTTTAATAAATCATTTTTAACATTTAGAGTTCTTTCAATTTCTTTATTTTCTTCTTTTTCTATTAAGTTTTCTTCAGAAGAATTATTAGTTACTAAATTTTGAGATTCTGAAATTGTTTTTTCTGCTAACTTTATTTCTTCTTTTTTTCTATTTTTTTCTTCTTCATTATAATCTTTTCCTTCTTTTAGCAATGAAATTGCTTCTCTTAATTGTATTTTATTTAAATCAGAATATTTAAAATAGAAATTCTTAATTTTATGTTTAGTTTCACTAGAAATTTTTCCAGGTATTTCATTATAAAATTTAATTAAAGAATAAATTTCTTCCATCATAGAAACTCTATCTACTTTATCAATTTCATCTTCTAGTATTTCTTTATGTATAACTGTCCAAGCAAATAAACTTCTTCCTCTTCTTTCATCTATTTTAAACATTCTAATAAAGTCTACTATACTTAAATTAGATAACTTTCCTTGATCTATAAAAGACTTATAAATTCCATAAATTGAAGTTGCTATATCATAATCACTTAATCTTTGTCCGTGATTAATATTTTCATTAATAGCATCTTTTTGTAAACCTTCTATTTTTGAATATTCAGTTACATATGCTCTAATTGTTTCTAAGCCTAATCTTTTAGAGGCTTCTAATCTATGATAACCATCTACTACTATTAATTCTCCGTTAATTAAACCTAAATGTATTTCTGGAAAATATTCAGATTCTATTAAAGATTTTAAATTTTCTTCTAATAATCCATGTTTTCTAGGATTAAAATTTTTTTCACTAATATCTGCTATTTTTACTTCTATTACTTTTTTCATTCCATCTTTACTAATTTCTAAATCAGTCATTCTTTCCACTCCTTATTTTCTTTATAAAATAAAAACATTTTTTTTTGTAAATAATACATATTGTAATATTCATTAGGAATATATTTGTTTCCTATTTTTTCTATTCTTTTTTCAAATAACGCTTTTTTTCTTATATAATCAACCATTTTATTTAGTTGTTCATTTAATTCAGAAGATAATTTAACTTTTTCTTTATAGTTAAAAAAATTTTTATTTAATATTTTTATTTCATTTTCATCTGGTTCATAATCAGTTAATTCTATTGAATTTAAATATTGTTCTGGTGTAAGATTTAATACTACATAAAATAAATAATCCATTACACTATCATATTCATCATTATTTGAACGTGATAGTGTAATTAAATTATCTAATTTATTATGGCATTTATTTCCTACAAAATAAGTTTTTATTTTTTTAGTAAAACTTTTACAATTTATTTTATCTTTCATATAAACGTCATTTCCTCTATTATATTTTTTAATTCATTCAATATTTCTATATTTTCAAAAGTAATATATTCTACATTAGGTTCTTTTACTTCTGGAATACTATATACTAATTTATAAATTTTATATTGATTTGTTTTTATTACATCATTTAAAACTAAACCATCTATTGTACTTTTATCAAAAGAATCTTTATTTCTCAAAAATTGATTTTTACTTATTAAAAAATCAATTATTTTATTATATTTAGAATAACTTTCTTGAAATTTTTCCTGTACTGAAATATTATTTGAATTACATATAGTTAATTGAGATAAGTTTGGCCCAGCACAAACAATTTTATTATTTTCTTTTAATATTAGATAAACTATATTATCAGTTTTTAAAATTGTTCCTTTTTCTTTATTCTTATTAAAAATTTTATTATCGAACGTACAATCAACAACACTGCAAAAATCTTTTATATTTTTATTTTTAGATAATTCGTCTATTGTTGTGATTACACATTCTTTTCTTGATAGATTGACTAATTCTGAAATTTGATCTTTTTTAAACTGGTTAGTTTCTTCAAAAACAATCAAAATTTTATTATTCATGTAAATCACCTAATTAAAGATCAAAATAATCCATATCATCAGTCATATCATAGTTTTGTGGTGTTTGTATATTTTGTTCATTTGTATTTTTCGGAGTATACCCATTATTTTGTACAGTTGAATTATTTTGTTCTTTATTATATGGTGTTGATTTTTTAACAGAGTAATCTGGAGATTTATCAGAAGTTCTGCTTTTATTTTCAAAAGCAACATAGTTTACTCCATTTATACTTATTGATAAATATTGAACTCCACTTGCACTTTCCTTAATCCAAATTCCACCTACAAAATCGCTTTTACTTCCTTGTGTTTCTTGTACCTTTTTTTTTAATAATGCCATTTTATTTCCTCCTTTTATTCAAATAAGTTTTCAGTTTCTTCTTTTTTTGTTTCTACTTCTTCATTTGTTTCTTTTTTATTTTTTTTAGTTTGTTTTTTTGTTTCTTTTATTTCTTCTGTTTCTTCAACAGAAGAACTATTTTTTAAATTAAACATAGCTAATTTATATTCTTCTTCAGAAAAATAATAAGATGCTTCTAATTTTTCATCAAATTTAAATTCATTTTTATCTATATCTGTTATTAAATCTTCTTTATTTAATATTCTTGCAGTTTCTATTTTTATTTTCTTAATGCTTTTATTTTCTTCTTCTAATAATTTTTTGATATTATTAAATTGAATTATAAATAATTCCGGTGGTAATCCTTTAGAATATAAAAGCATTTTTAATTCCGTATAAAAATCTGGATTTTCTGAAAGTAATTTATTTACTCCATTACTCCCTTGAACTTTTTTAGTTTCTCCGTTACTATCTACTATTTCGTACCAAGAACCACCTTTTGTAATTAATCCATAAAGAGTTGCATAATCAACTAATTCTTGTATTTTTTTAACAGCTATTTTTTTTCTTCTATCTAAATTTATCCAAGTAAAAGTTTCTTTAAACGGTTCCGAAATCTTAGATTTCTCGTTTATTATTTTTACATATTGAGTAACAACTTTATTATCACTTATTTGATCTTTTTCAGTTTCATTTTGAGAATTTATTTTAGCTAATCTATAAACTGTTGATGGATAATATAACATTGCTTTTCCACCAGAACGTCCATGTTGTTTTACTGTATATCCAGACATATTTATTCTTTCTTGTTGAATTATAAAAATAGTAATTCCATATTTAGATATAAAATCTGTTAGATCTGATAACGCTCTTGAAAGTATTCTAGATTTATCCATAACAATATTATCCTCTAGACTCTTACCTAATTGTGCATTAGTTGTCATTGAATCTACCGAATCTATTATAATTACATCTACTAATCCTTCTTTAACTATTTCTTTAATAGTGTCAAAAATATTTTCCATTACACCATCTTTTAAAAAAGTAATATTTTCTTTTTTTAAATTAGGTATTCTGTTGATAAAAGTTTCGTCTAATGTACCTTCAGAATCTACATATAAAAATTGTTTATCTGGATCTGTTAATTGTAAACCTTCACATATTTGTAAAGCTAGTGTTGATTTACCTCCAGATTCAGCTCCATATAAGACATTGAAAGTTCCTTTTTTAAATCCATTAGTATTTAAATCTATTCCTAAAATCCCAGTTAACATATAATTTTCTCTACCAGACATTTTAAAATCATTTAGATTACCTAATTTAATTTCTTTTCCTTCTTTTTCAGCTATTTTATTTTGATTTTTTATAAACTCATCTAATTTTTGTTTTTTTTCATTAGATAACATAAAAACTCCTTTCTATTCATAATATTGTTCAAATTCAGTTCCCCAAATTTTAAAATAATAATTATATTCTTGACTTCCTGGTATAACTGGAATTAATTTACTTGTTATTTCATCTAATTTATAAAAGTAAGGAACATTATTGTTTTGATTGTTTCCAGCTTTTGATTTTTCTTGTAATGTAATTAATATAGGACTATTTTTTCCATTGTTATTCCATATCATTTGTGTATTATGTATATTTTGTAAATTTCTAGTAGGATTATATATAAACCCAACAACATCACAATCATAATTCATTCTTCTTGAACCAGATAAATTATATTGAGAATGTTTAGCATTATTTTTAGATTTATTAAGTTCGTAGTTAACAAAACTTAAATATTTATATTTTTCAGATAATTTTTTTATATTTTCTGAAACAAAACCAATAGAATCTTGTATTTTAATATCTGTACTAATTTTATTAGCTGAATCAATAATCATAATTTTAAATTTTTCTTTTAATTCATCTTTTGTTCCTATATCTCTTACACAACTTTCAAATTTTATCCAGTTATCTATACCATGTTTTACATCTAGAATTAATAATCTTTTTGTTTCTATTAATCTTTTTATATAGTTTTTACCTTTTTCATATTTTTCATAAAATTTAATAGATTGTTCTGTATTTTTAGATCTTCCAAAAGAATAATGAAAATTAGGATTAGAACAATAATCTCTAGGTAATCCAGTTAAATTAGCTATTAAGTTAGAATATATTTTTTCAGCTGGATCATCTGTTGAAATATATAAAACAAAACCATTTGAAACTTTAGAAGCAACATTGATTGCTATTTGTTGTAATAAAGTAGTTTTACCAGAATTAGCATTACTTGCAATACCAAATGTATTTCCAGGTATTAAATCTAAATCATCTAACCAAGGTATTTGAAAATCTATGTTGAACAAGTCATAAATTGATTTGTTTCTTTCAAATTCATCAAAGAATTCCAAACCACTTTCAAATATATCTGTTTTCTTCTTTTCAAATTTCTTGTTTATATCCTCATAATCTTCTTTTATAGTTTCTATTATTGTTAATAAATTATCTGGATTTTTTTCTACATTTTTTGAAGCATAGTCTATTAATTTTTTAACTTCTTGCTTATATAATTCATTTTTACTTTCAAGTGTATATTCTATTTGTTCTAATATTGTTTTGTAAGAGTATTCATTTAAATATTTAGATAATATTCTAGCTTGTTCTTCTCTTAATTTAGGAGATTTACTTTGAGCAATTATAGAAACAAATTTATCAAATATAATAGATTCTTCGAAAGGTCCTTCTTTTAATTTTTTTAATTCATATTCAAATAAATTGTAAATATCATATATATCTATTAATGTTAAATTATCTTCTGAATTATTTAGAATTTCATCTAAATCTTTATATTGCGACATTTTATTTATAGCCACAACATAATCTTTATTTAATTTTTTATTTTTAAATCTTTCTATTAAAGAATCTGTTCTTTTACTTCCAGTTTTATCATTATCCAAAGCTATTGCTATTTTATTTATATTTTTATTTTTTTCTAAAAACGCTATATGTTCATCAGTAAATGAAGCTGAACCTAAAGCTACTACATTTCTAAAACCCTTTTGATATGCTGTTACAAAATCTATATAACCTTCAACTATTAGGAGTATACCAAGCGGATTAAATTTCTTTTTAATATCACTCCAACCAAAAAATATTTCTGATTTATTATATATTTCAGTTTCTGCTCCATTAATATATTTTGGATTATTTATAACATCATTCATTTCTCTTGAAACAAAAGAACATGGTCTACCAAATTTATCTTTGATTATAAATATTAACTTATTTTCATTTACTTTAAATTTTGTTATTCCTATTTCTTTCAATAATTCTTCAATATTATTTAATTTAAAATTATTTAATAAGTATTTTTTACAATCTTCAAAATTTATTACACTTCCAATATTAAGTTCTTTTGCTATTTCTTCTGTAATATTTCTTTTTGCTAAAAAATTTTTATTTATATTTTTAGTTACATAATCAGAAAAACTTTTCATTATTCTGTACATAGTATGTTTTTTTATCTCTTCAGCTGTTAATTCTTTTTGTAAATGTTCGTAAGGGAATCCATATTTTCTAGCTAAATAAAAAACATTTTCTTCTATAAAATCTGGTCCGCAAATTGGTTTGTTTTCTAATAAATGTGCTAAATCAAATATATCGCATGTATAATTACAACTAAAACAGTAAAATATATTATTTTCTTCCCAAAAGTGCATTGATGGGTTATGATCTTCATGTTCTGGATTTAAGCAAGTAATAAAACCACTATTATTAGGAACTACTCCAAATTCTTCTGCATAGTTAAGTATATAAGGTTTTAATAATTCCATTAATTCTTGTATACTATTCATTGTTTTTCCTCCTTTAATATTTAATGGAACTCTATTTTAATATTTTATTTTTACAAAATGAAATTTGAATAAAAAAAGAGAATAGATTTTTTCCTCTATTCTCTTTATATTATTTTATTCATTTTTTATCTTTTATTTTATTAAAGTACTTAAATTTTTTGAAGCTTTGAAAGTAACAGCTTTTCTTGCATGAATTACAATTTTTTCTCCAGTTTTAGGATTAACTCCATTTTTTTCAGCTCTATCTTTTACTTTAAAAGTCCCTAATTTACCTAAAGTAAAATCTTCACCTTTTTTTAATTCTTCTGTTATTATTTCTTCTAATGTATCTAGAAATTTTTCTGTTTCTATTTTTTTAATTCCTAATTTTTCAGATAATACATTTAATAATTCTTTTTTTAACATTATTTTGCTCCTTGTTTTATTTTCTTAGTAATTTTTATTTTAAATATTTTTTCCGCCAGCGGAATTTAAATTGGATTTTTATAATGGGAGATTTGTATTTAAATTCCTTTGGATAGTTTTTATAAATTAATTGAGATAATTTCAGCCAGATACAAAATATAAAGCTAAAGCAAAGCAAAAAACTTTTATTCTGGATTTTATATATTCTTTATTCTATATATTTTAAATTTAACATTTTATAACTTTAAAATTTAAATTAAAAACTTTTAACTAAAATCTAAAATCTTGATGAAACTTAGAAACCAGTTTCTAGGTTATGGGTATTTAATTGTAATTTCAATAATTACATACCAAATCATACTTTTTAGAATTTGTTCAAAATTTTTCTTGTTATTTATACTTTTAAGAAAAATTGAGAAAAAAGAAAAAGTACTTTATTTTTATATTTTTCAAAATTATCTCAATTATTAATTAAATATTTATTTCTATTTCAGTTGTTGCGTTTTTAATATTTAATTGAATATTAATTTTTTCCATAAAACTAATTTTTTCTTCTTGAATTTTAACAAATTTTTTATCTAATTGCAAGTAATCATCTGTATATAATTCATAATTTTTTAATGCTTTTTCTAATGCTTTAGAATCACCTTCGTGAGAACTATTAGATTTTCTAGAATAAGTCTCTAATAACATTTCTTTTTGATTTTCTTTTTGTTCCTTAATTTCTTCTTCTTTTCTGTTTTTCTTATATAACTGATTTTTAAATAGTTCTTCTATATTTACTATTTCTTTACCTTTATACAATTCTAAAGCTAATGCTATTACATATTCTTTATCGTCTATTTCAATTGTATTAGAAGCATTAAAAGACATAATAGCAGATTTAATTTTATTTCTATTTTCTATTAATTTATTTAAAGATTCATAAGAAGATTGAATTTCTTTTTTTTCTTCTTCTAATTTTGCTTTATACAATTCACTATCTTGTAAATTTTCAACTATAAACATATTCTTTTTTGATAACTCATCATATGTTTTTTTTATTTTTTTTTCAGTTAATTTTAATTCACCTAACCATTCAGCTATAACTTTTTTCATTTTATCTACTCCTTTTTTTAATCATTTAATAAATCATTTATATTATTATTTTTATTTTTTATCAATTCGTAGTTAAATTTACTCATATTTTTATCATCAATAAAATTAAATAATATTTCATTTGTTATTTCTTCTATATTGAATTTTTTATACTCAAGTAATTTTATATGATTTTTCACAAAATCAAATTCATTTTCATATTTTTCCTCTTCGTTATCGTTGTATTGAAAAGAACTTCTTTTTATATTGTGAAAAATAAATTTTTTATTTTTTTTATAAACTGTAGCTATCAAAAAATCATAAGTTGTACTATCAATTTTATTTAACTTATATAATATTAATGGTTTTCTAAAAAAATTACATATCCAATAAAGAAAATATAATATCATATACCAATATTTTAATTTTTTTTCTAATTGATTTCTATTTGTTATATATATTAAGTTTTTATTTCCATTAATTTCACCGCTTTTCAATTCTATATAACACCTAAAACTAAATTTTTTTTTAACTATATCGTGTATTTCAATAAATTTTAAATTGTTTTTTTGAATTTCGAATTTTGTATATTTTTTCATTATTACTCCTCAAATTTGAATTCTGATAAATCTTTTACTTCTATTGGAATTAATTCATAATTTAAATCTTCAATATTTTCTTCATTTTTAAAATGAAACATTATTTCATTGATTGTTTTATCTAAAAAATCATTTTCTATTTTTTTAAACTTTTCTTCTAATATAATCTTTTGTGCTATATCAAATAAATAATCATCTTCTGAAATACCATTATATGATTTTGAATCTGATCTTATAAAATTATATTTTCCGTTTTTTAGATTTTTTATTGTAGCAAAATAAATTTCAAAACTTTCTTTATTTTTTTTATACTTATATAGATTTATTTCATCTTCTGTATTTGTTAAAAAAACATTGATTTTATTTTTTAAATAAATTTTTAAATCATTTTTATTTGTTATTTTATCTTTTATATCATTATTATTGTAAAAACAAATATCTTCCAAATATATTTTTGCGTAATATGAATCTATTGATACTTTAAATTGATGAAGTTTTTTATCTCTAGCTTCAAGTGAAGTAAATTGTTTCATTTTTCCTCCTAGTAAATTTCTGTTGAATTTTCTAATATAATTTCTTTAATATAATTATAGTATTTCATATAGTTTTTAATAATAGTGAATATAACTTTTTTTGTATAATTAGAAACATTTATTTTTTTATCTTTAACTATATATTTATCTTCGTTTTTTTCAGCTATTTTTACTTTAATTTCACTTTCTTTATAAAAATCAAAAACTTTATAGAAAATAATTTTATTTTTATTTTCTACTCTTATAAATAAATCAAAATTATTTTCAAAATCTAAATTGCCAAAAAATGTAGTTATTTTTGCTTCATTCTCAAGTAATATACCTTCTGGATAAGATTTTTTAAAATATTTATATATACTCATATTTATTCCTTTCATTCATAAAATTTAAAATTTATTCCTTTATCTAAATTTTCTATTTCATAATTCCATAGTGCCATATTACTATCATCTATTAAATCAAAAACTATTTCGCTTGCTATTTTTTCTGCATCGAATTTTTTATATTTATATTTTTGAATAATATCTTGCAATTCATCAAAATCATAATATTCAAAATTATCTTTATTTTCTTTTTTATATTCAAATTCATTAAAAAATGGTTTTGTTTGATAATAATTTTCTTTGAATTTAATTATTGGCATAATAATTAATTTTTTTACATTTCTATTATAATAAGTTGGAAAAAAATTAAAATATCTATAACAAAAAATAATTTCTTCATTTTCACTTATATTACATTCCTTTAATAGGTTTTCTTTTGCTAAGTTTATACCTTCTATTAATTTTTGTTTATTAGTTATAGTTTTTTCTAACGTTTCATTTCCTTTAAATCCTTCATTTAAATTTTTAAATTCTACTTCAAATATATGGTTTTGTTTTCTAGAAAAAATATCTATAAATTTCATTTCTCTTTTTTTAGCTTCAAAATAACTATATTTCATTTTTGGCCTCCTTTTTAATTATAATATTCTAATTCATCGTATTTGTGCCATGTGATATTAAAAAAAGAATCTATATAATTTCTTGTATTTTCATATTCTGAATACATTTTATTAAAATAATTTTCAAATTTTTTACTAGGTATCCAATCACACAATTCTATTTTTTTGAAATTTTTAGAATACCTAAATTTTTTTAATTTCATTCTTTTATTTTCAAAACCCCAGTAATTTATATAAAAATAATGATTCTTGCCTTTATTTTCTATTTTTAAATAACAATTTGAAAAATTTTCCCAAATTTTTGTTAATCTAGCTCCGTTTTTAAAAACATATTTATTTTTATAATTTTCATAAAAATCACTTAATTTTAAACTCATTTTTTTACCTCTTATAAAAAGTGCAGGTATTTATTCCTGCACTCCAAAATAACCATCTAAAAACTTTTTTCCAAAAGCTTTTACATTTTTACCATTTTTTTTAATTTTTAATTCTTCTAATTCTTCTCTTGTTTTATCAAACAATACATCACCATATTTTTTATATGCTAATTCTACTAATTTTGCAGTTTCAATTCCAACTCCAGCAATTGAAGATAAAGGCATTAATATTTTATTTTTGTCTTTTTTATCTGGTGAACAAGCAATTGAATTAGATGAAAAATTAGGTTTTACTATTTCAAATCCTCTTAATTTCATTTCCCATATTAAATTTGCTATACGAATATTATTTTTTACTTTTACATCATTATCACTTTGATGCTTTGCATAAGAATGATATTTATATAAATCTTCTAATGTATTTGTTTCATTATAAAATTTTATATAATCAAAAGTATTATTTGAAGTATTTGTTATACCATATCTATTTATTGCTGAAGCATAAAAAGCTTGTGGATAATAAATTTTATAATAAAATATCCTTAAAGCATTAATAATATATGCTGTTGCATGCGATTGAGGAAAAAGATACTTAATAGTATTAAGTATTTCAACATACCATTCTGGACAATTACTTAATAATTTTTGTTTCCATTTTTCAATACCTTTTCCTTTTCTTACAGATTCTGAAATAGTAAATGCTTCTTTAGGTTCAAAATTATATTTTTGAGTTAATTGTTTGAAGATTATATCTCTATATGGTATTAAATCTTGCGTTTTAAAACCTTGTTTGATATATGGCATTTGACATTCAAGAACTGCTGTTCCATGACTATAACCACTAAATGCAATCAAATCAAACATATTTTTAGGTTTTAATTCACTTAATGTTTTCATAGTAAAATCCGAATTCATTTCGGAAATACCCATTGTATTAGATGGAAATGGATATAAATCTTCTTTTTCTTTTAACCCTATAACTTCTTTATTTAATATTCCATCATATAAAACTGGATTATTAAATCTTATATTTTTAAAATCAAATCCAGTAAAATCTTTCAATTCTTTCAACATTGTTGGATCTGAATGCCCTAACATATCTAACTTAATTAATTGGTTTTCCAGAAAATGATATTCAGTAAAACTCGAAAGTTCTTTTTTCTTTCCATCATCTGATACATACACTAATGGAGTTACAAATTCAAAAGGTATATCTTTCGGTTTTACTAATATACCGCCCGTTACTACCCCTACTTTCGTAGTATTTTTAATTTATGACTTTTAAGTCAGGGACTAGAGTACACCATCACAAGTTCTTTGTGGAGATATGGTACTCGTTGAGAGTCTATCATATATTTTTAATACTTAGATAGTTTCTCTGCTGATTACCCATTGTTAATAACACTTAGGACCTTTACAGGCTTTTATTTCACCTTATGTCATACAATTCATTTTTTCTTTCTTTCGATAACCATTCAGCTTAAAGTTTCCAATTACTGTCTAGGTTGAATTGCCTTTAGGGATTCCCAGCATATAAATCTCTATTTTTTAGCTCAGTATTCCTACTGAACCCCCCAAATTTTAGGGTGCGAACCTGTAGTTCTCATTGTATGTATGTTTTTAGCAAAGAAATCTATATCAAATTCTTCGTTTTTTACTTTTTCTTGTATATTAGGTATATTTCTAAATATATCATTTTTTAAAGCATCTTCTTGATATATTTGTTGTGTTCCAGATTTAATTGCATTTTCTTTTCCAAATAAATCTATTACTTTTTGTTGAACGCTAGACTGTACATTTTCAGAGAAGTTCAAGTCTATATCTGGTATTTTTGTTTTCATTATTTTCCCATTCTCATCTTTTTCAATCCAACCAACAAAGTTATGTGATTCTATTGATACTCCATCACCCTTCATTATATTACCACAAATAGGACATGTTTTATCTGGTAAATCCAAACCTGTTTTTCCTTCTTCTTTATACCATTCTATGTTGTGACAATGTTCACAATAATAATGACTATCAAGCGGGTTCACTTCACTTATTTTAAGTAAATTACTTATAATCATACTACCTACAGAACCTCTCGAACCGACAATATAACCTAATTCTTCTGAATCTCTACAAGATTTATAAGCTAACATATAGAGAGTTTCAAAACCAGATTCTCTTGTAAGTTCTAATTCATATTCAATTCTTTCTTTTATTTTTTTGTCTATTGTTTCTTTAGTTCCATCTTTACTGTATTTTTTTATTGCTTCTTCCCATACCATTTTAGGCATCTCTTCTTTAGAATTCATATTAGGAAATTCTGGAAGAAATAATTTATTTGGTAAAATAGTTATATCAAGCCCATTTATACATTGTTCAGCTAATTTATTTGTATTATTATTCATTTCTTCTATTTCTTCTAAAGTAAAACCTTGTTTAGTATAATCTTTTATCACATCATCATAAGACATTACATAAGGTTGAGTTTCTATATTGAAATCTTCATCAGTAGATGTTCTTTGTTCATCACCTTTTGAAAAATTATTTAATATTAAATGAATGTATCCATTTTTAAAATTAGAACGTAAAATTCTATCTTCTTTAGAAGTAATATGAGCATCTGATACTATAATACAAGGAACTCCTTCTTCTTTACATATTTTATATATTTTTCTATGTAAAGAATAAACATCTTCTTCTGCTTTAATATTTTCGAAATCTTTATGTTCAACCATAAATATATTATTCCAAGAAGGGTGTATTTCTACAGCATCTAGATTTTTTATCCATTCTCTAAATTCTTTTTCTTTTCCTTCTGTTATTAGTTTCATATGTTTTCCAAAAGCACAAGCTGAAGTAATTATAAAATGCTTTCTTATTTCTGGTTGAAATAAATATTCATAAGGAATAACAGGTCTTTTACCATACATTTTTTTATCAGCTTCAGTTGGAGTAGAAAAGTAATCAGTATATGATTTTGTAATTATTTTATATAATTCCACTAAACCTTTATTTATTTTTAATTTTTCTCCATGATAATCAATTTCTTCATCTGGAGTTTTTAATAATAAAATTAAATGATCTCTATCTATATTATTAGTAGAATTTATGTTGTTCTCTAACTGTTCTTTTTCTTTTATTTTTAATAAAGATTGTGATTTTATATTTTTTATATTTTCTTTTAATTCTTTTATATTTTCATTACAATTCTTTATTTCTAAAATTTTTTCATTATATTTTTCTAAAGCTTCAAATTTTTCTTCTTCTGAAATTGTTTTTCTTGAAGAATATCTTTTAAATTCATCTCTTTCTTTTCTAAGTTCTTTTAAATTATTTTCTTGTTCTTCTATGCTAAAATTTATTTTATCTATTTCATTTGAATTATCATCTTTATTTAATTCATTTATTTTTTGTTGAACTGTTTCATTATATTCATTTAAAGAAACAGCATACATCTCAGCTCCAAGAATTAATTTTTTATCAGTTTTTCCTTTTAATTGATTTACAAAAGGAATAAATCCAAATACCGATCCATGATCTGTTATCGCAATAGCATGACATTTATTTGAATTAAAAGCTTTCAAATAATCTTCTGGAGAACTTAAAGCATCATTTTTAGAATACATAGTGTGACAATGAAGTTCTGCTCTTGAAGTATCATAATTTTCTTTTTCTTGTTTTATTTCTATTTCTGATATTTCATTAATTATTATTTGATAATCAATTTCTTTTCCTAGTTTTTTTTCACTTTTACTAATATAAGCTGAATTTCCTAATTCTATCCTTCCAGTCACTAAATAATATAATTCAGTTTTAAAGAACATAGGAGTTTCTGTAAACATAATTCCTTTCAATGTCTTTTGTTTATCTGGAATCTCAAATAAAAATGAATTTTTATATTTCCCATTTCTTGTTTTTTTAGATTCAAATTCCTTTAATTGAAATACTGATTTTATATTTTGCTTTATATGATTAGATAAATTTGTTAAATCAGTAGTTTCAACATTATTTATTTGAATTTTAGAATCTAAAGTTACGTAAAATGAAAAATTGGGAAATCTTTTTTCTAATTTATCTATTGTATTTTTTAAGTATTCTTGTTTTTTTAAATCTTTAGTTCTTATTTCTACTAATTTTTTATCATTTTTTATAATTATTTTTATATCTTTATGTAATACTAACATATATACAACACCAACTTTTGAATTTTAATGTTTTAATTATTTATCTTTATCCTTTTTATTTTCTTTTTTTAAATCTTTGATTATCTTTTTTGCTTTTAAAACAACAGATAACCAAGCATTTAATTTAAATACATTCATATTAATCAACTCCTTATTTTTAATTATTACATTCTATTATTTAATTCATCTAAAATAAAATCTGGACTTACTTTTAATTCTTTTGAAAGTTTTTTAATTTCAGATTCTAGTTTATCTATCATTTCGTTATTTCTTAATAAATTATTTTTTAATTCATTTTCAGTTTGTAAAGTTAAAATAAGTTCATGTCCATTAATTTCAACTCTGCATATTCCTGCAGTTTCAAAGTCTTCAACAAATCTTTTAAATTCATCAAAATTATCAAATGTTTTATTTATATTTTCTTCTCTATATTCTTGTATTTTTATTTTATTTATTTTTATTTCCATATTATTCTCCTTTAAATATTAAAAAAAAGAACATTTTTATTATGTTCTTTCAAAAGTTCTTTTTTATGTTTTTTTATATTTTTTTCAATATCATTAAAGTTTACATATTTTCCAAATAAATTATGTTCTTCATTTACCAAATAAAAATCATTATCTTTAATTATCATTCTTAATTTTATATTTTCTATTTTTAATTTGTTTAATATAAGCATTCTATTATTTATTACATGATTTGATTTTATACCTTCATATGGTATTGTTAAATCATATTTTGAGTAAAAAATATAAAAATCATATTCATTTAATTTAAATAAATTATATCCTTTTTTTATATCAATCCAATAATTTAGAAAAGTTTTAATATAATTTATTTTATTTATTTCTTCTGTTTTTAAATCAATAAAAAATTCATCTGAAAGATTTAAATGATAATCATTCTTTGAGAAGTGTCCATGATTTGTTAATATAACTTCAGTTTTTTTCTTTTTATAATTATATATTATAAATTTTGTTTTATTTTTTATAATTAATAAATTTTTATTTTTAAATAATATTTGAGTATCAATTTCAAAATGATCTTTTATATAATCATATTTTCTCACTTCTTCTAATTTTTTATTTATAAAAAATTTTTCGTTTGTTTTTATATTGTGGATAAAAAATATATTATTTTTATGAAATTTTGATATTTTAGTAATTTCAGTGTTTTTTTCATAAAGTAATTTAAAAAAATAATTAGTATCTTTCTTGTTAAAAAAATTATAATTGATAGCCTCTTTTGGCCTTAAAAAAAATTTATTATTTACAGTATCTAAATATAAATATTTAAATTCATTTATATCATTAAAAGACATATATATGAATCTTTTTAAAGTACTATTTATTTTAATTTCTTTTTTTAAACTTAAAAAATATATAAATAAATTAAAAATTTCTTTATCTAAGTGATATATTTTAAATTTTTCTTTTTTGATATAAAAGAACCTTTTTTTATTTCTTCCTAAAAAAACAAAATTTTCTATATTTTTTTCTTCTTTTTTAATTAATATATTTTCTTCTTTCCATATTTTGTATTCTTTTTTTAGATTTCTTATTTTTTCTATAATTTTATCATAAATCATAAATTTTCCTTTTAAATTAAAAATTTAATTACAAATCTTCTATTTCTATTATTTCATTATTGAATCTATTAGAAATATACATATCAACTACATTAGGATTTATTTCTTTTATTTTATTTTCTAATTCATTCAAATCACAATGTTTTTCTGAACTATGAAGTGTTATTAATTTTTTAAATTGCTTTTCATATTTTATATTTTTTAAAAATTTTAAAGCTTCATCTATACTTAAATGTCCAAATTTTCCAAGAGTTCTTAATTTATTTTTCCAATGTCTATCTGAATCTATTAATTTTTTAATATCATAATTAAATTCTAAAGCCAAGTTATTACATTGTTTTATTTTATCTTTTATATATGTTGATAAAAATCCACAATCTGTTACCCAACATAATTGATTATTGTTAAAAACAAAGCCAAGAGTTTTTCTAGCATCATGATAAGAAGTAAAAGTTTCTATTTTTAAATCTTTAATATAAAATTCTGAATTTTCTTCTATATTTATTATTTGAGCATAGTATATTTTTCCTTCTTTTTTGTTTTCATAAGAAAGATATTTTGTTTTTCTTGTTTCTTCTGTTTCATAATGTTTTTTATGAAGATAAATAGGTATTCCATATTCAATAGATAATCTTCCAGTCCATGGAGTAAAATGATCATTATGTTCATGAGTAATTAATATACCGTCTATTTTTACTTTAGAAAGTAATTCTTCTAATGTTTCTTTCATTAATTTTTGAGTTTTGAATCCACAATCTATTAATATGTTAGTATCTTTATAAGATAACCAAGTGCAGTTGCCATCAGAACCAGTCATAAATATTTTAATTTTCATTTTTCCTCCAATTCTATTATTAAATATTTAACTACAAAATAATTATCTATTTTTATTGGTTCACAAACTTTAAAAAGTATTTTTTTTATTTTTTTATTTTCTATTGTTCTCCATCTAGTTAACTTTTCAGCAAAACTTCTTAAATAAAAGCCTAAATTGAATGACTTTTTATTAAGCGAATATCCTTCGTGACATAATTTAAAATTAAATTTATTCATTTCTTCTTTTACTTCGTTTATTTCATATTTTTCCAAATTTAACTCTTTTTTTATAAATTCTAATGCTTCTTCATTATTTAAAAAATTATATTTTTTTTCTATAAAATCAGTATTTTCTCTCAAATTAGTTAATTTTAACAAATCTCTTATAAATACAAATGAAAAATTAGAAAATTGATATTTTTTTTTAAGCTCTTTTTCATAATTATTAAAGTTAATATATATATCTTTAAATTCTTTTTTTGAAAAACTTTTTATTTTATTTCTTATATTTTCAAAATAAACTTCAATTTGTTCTTCCTTATATTTAGAAATTCCTTTTACTAATTCATTTTGTTTTATTTCAATAAATAAATCATTTAAAATTTTTACGATTTCGTATAATTTTTCCATTTTTTTCTCCTTGTTATATATTAAGCATTTTTTGAATAGATAATTTTATTTCCTCATCTATTATTTCCAGCTCTGTTTTTTTATTAGAAACATTATTTAGAAGTTCTTTTTTTTCTTCCTCTAATTTATTCATTTCTTGTTTTAATTTTTTAAGCTTTAATTCTATTTCAGTTATTGAATTATTATTTTTTATATTTTCTTGTTCTATTGTTGTTATTAAATTATTTTTTTTGTTTTTGTTAATAAATATATCTTTCATAAAAGCTTTAAATATTTGTTCATTACTTTCTTCACAATTAACAAAATTTAATTTATAACAAGTTACTAAATTTTTATCTTTTACTATATATATTATTCTTTTTTCTTGGTCCAAATGAACATTTGATTTTTCATTATTTCTAATTTTATACTCTCCAAGAAAATCTAATTTTAATTGATCTATTTCTTCAAACATCATTTTCTTTATTTCTTCAAATTTTTCTGGATTTAATTTAACAAAATTATTAAATTGAGCTTCAGTTAAAATTTCATTATCTTTTTTTACTCTTTGCATATATCTAAATGCCGCATGTTTTGTTATGTTGTTAATATCGTTCATTATTCCTCCATATTCAAATATTTTCCTCTTTTTACATTATTCCATAATTCTTGATATTCATAACTATTTATAAAATTTTCAATTTCTTTTTTTGACATAAAATAATTTCCATGTTCAAAACGTTTTTTTGTTTCAAGAGATTCATCTTCTAAACCTTCTTCGATTTCTCCATATAAATTTATAAAATAATATTTTTCAAATTTTTCTTTTTTTTCTCTTTTACTTTCTTTTTCACTATTTATAAATTCAATTATTTTTTTTAAATTTTCTATTTCTTCATTTTTAATTATTGTTGGTCTATTTTTATTTTCTTCTCTTATACTAATTGAAAAATAATAAATTTTTGAATTCTCAGATAAGTAAAAAGTATTGTAAATATTTCTGGAAATATTATATTCTTTTTTATCTATCCAAATCCTATTATTTTTATATACAAAATTATTAAATTTTTCTTCATTTATATAATTAACTTTAAAATAACTATAATTTTTATCTATTTTTTTTATTTCAATATCTATTATTTTATTCATATTCACTCCTACTATTTAAAAAAGAAGGAGAAGATTATTCTCCTTCTAATAATAATTTTTCATATCTTTTTAATAAGTTTATAATTTTAGTGTTATTACTTTTAAAAGTCTTTAAGTCTTTTTTAATTTCTTCTATTTTATCACTATTAGCTTCTGTTATATATTCATTTAAATCAAAATTTAAACCGAGTAATCTAGATTTAACAGCTATATAAAAAGCATAATCTTCTTTTATAGGTTCAAGATTATAATTTTTATTTTCTTCAACTATTTTTTGTCCATTCTCAATTACTGTACTTTTTAATTCTTTAAATAATTGATTATCATTTACAAAATCAAATAAATACATTAAATGTTTTTTCAATGAACTTTTTAGTAAAGAAATTATTTTATTAAAATCTTCTGTAATTTCTTCTGGAAGTATAACTTCATTTATATCTATTAAATGCTGTATTTTTACATTATTTAATTCAGATAATGAATTTATACTTTTTAATAACATTTGATTTTCTATCAAATCTTCTCTGAACTCATCTTTTTCTACGCTGGCGTAATTTCTTATTAAATCATACACATTTAATATCATTAAGAAATTATTTAAACTTTTTTTATTTTTTACAACTGTATTTCCTATATATGTAATAAAAGATACTATATCTAATTTAAGAGCTTTTATTTTTCTATTTTTTTCTATATAATTATCTTTTATTTTTACTATTTTATAAGCTCTGCTTATACAACTATCGCAGAAATCTTTTATTTTAATACTATTTTTAACATTACATAATGAACTAAATGTTAAAAAATATTCGTCTAAGATTTCTTTTAATAATTCAAAAGCTAATTTATTATAGTCATATTTCTTTTTTAATTTTTTCATTTTAAATCTTTTAATTTATAAATCCAATATATTATTTGAAGTGAAAATCCAGAAAGTAAAAATATACCTAATATATCAAAAAATCTATTTTTTATATGTATAAATATAAGGATAAAAAAAGAAAAAGTTAGTATATAAATATTTTCTTTATTTATTTCTCCAATTTTAAATCTACTTTGTATATGTAATATAAAAATAAATAACAAATAATGAATTGTCATTATTGTTTTTTTTGATAGAAACTTAACTTTAAAAAATATTTTATAAAAACTATCTAAAATTAATAAAGTGAAAAAAATAATTAATATGTTAAAAATTATTTTGAATGTCATTATTTATTCACATCTATTTCATATAAATGTTTTGTCTTTTCATATTCTTCATCTACTATATTATTATTTTTTTCCATAAATCTTTTTAGTAAATAGTTTATAAATATTTTTATGTTAGACGGAATTTTAACAGATTCGTTATGAGCAACCATTCTACAAGTTCCTTTAGTATTGTAAAATTGAAAAAAACTCATATAGTGATCATAAATATAATCAAATACAATAGCCTTTATTTTATCTTTATATGCCCTACTTATGCGGCCTTCTCTTTGGACTGTATTTACACGTTCTCTAGTTGAAAATAATAAATGTAAAACATCAAGTCTATTTATGCTAATAGCTTTATCCATTAAACTTGTAGTTATAATTACTTTTATTTTTCCATTATTTGTATCTGATATTATCTTATCTCTTTCTTCTTTTTTTAATTCACCTGTTAAAATTTTTACACATTCAGTTTCTGGTATTTCTTTTAATATTTTAGACTTAGCAAATTCCTCCTTTTCGATTTTTTCAAGTTCTTTTTTTAAAACTCTTTTTTTATCTTCATTTGTTTCTGATTTTATTTTTACTTGTAAGTTTTTTATTTTATCTTTTTTTATTTTTTCATATTTTTTTATAGCTTTTGGAAATAAAATAGAAATTATTTCTTTGAAATATTTATAAACAATCTCTTTTTCTTTACATATAATCAATTGAGAATGTTCATTAAATAATTTACATACAAGTTTAGATACTTTATTGATAACTAATGGATTGTTATAATAATAATTTACAACATCTCTAAACTCTATTTCTGTATTTTTATTAATATATTTATTAAACATTATATCATCTTTTAAAAATACTGGTCTTAAAATAGGTTTAATTAAGCTTCCTTTTTTTATCATCTCTTCTTTATTTGTTGTATATATTATTGGTCCTATCATTTCTCTTATTAAAAAATCCATTTTATCATCTCTAAATGGTGTTCCAGATAATCCTAATTGATATTTAGGTCTAAATTCTTTAAATATACTTCTAATAGTATCACAAGAAGCTATTTGGCATTCATCTTGAATTAGAAAGCCTATATTGTTATTTAATTTTTTCATAATTTCTTTTTTCTTTATAAGAGTTTGCATTGTTGCTATAATAACTTTTTTATCCAGATCATATTCTAAATCTTTTTCTCTAATTAACCCTATTTCTTCAATTTTAATATCTGTAAATTGTAATAAAGAATCTATAAATTGTTCAATTAATAAATTCATATCTACAAGTATTAAAGTTCTTTCTTTGAATATAGTAATTAGTTGAGAAGCTATATATGTTTTACCAGAAGCTGGTGGTGAATTTAATATTCCATACCCAAAATTATTTTCAGATAATGCTTTTATTGCCTTTTTTTGTTCATCATCTCTTGGTCCTATTAAGGAATTACATTGTATTTTATAAGAAGCTCTATTATCTTCAAAATCAATATTTGGAATATTTTGTTTTAATTCTTCTATTATTTCACAATTTCCTCTACTTATTTTATATCCAAATTTATCTTTTATTCTTGTTTCAGCAAATGTTTGAATTTGTTTTGGTTCTTTAGAATAATATCTTTTATTGGATTTCATTTTAAATTTAGGATTTTCATGTATCAATCTTTTACTTAATAAAGAATAAACGAAACTTTTTTCAAAATCGTTTTGAGGAATTATGTATATATATTCACTTCTAATTATTTTCATTTTTTACCTTTTCATATAATTCTGGCATCTTATAATTATCTAAACAATATGCAATTTCTTTTAAATATAAATCTATATTTTCGTTTAATTTTAATCTTTCAAAATCTTCTTTTTTCATTTTCATTATTTCATTTACTACTTCAAATGCTTTTGAAAAATTTAATTTTAATGTTGGAATTAAAGTTTCTTTAAAATTATCTTTTCCGTTTTCTAAAAAATCTTTAAAAATATTTATTTGTGCTTCTATAATAAATAATAAATGTTTATCTATTATATTTATAGGTTCTATTTTTAAAATTACTTCTATATTTTCTTCATCTATTTTTTTATAATCAAAAATAGTTTCAAATATTTGTTTATTATTATATGGATTTACAGAATATAGTGCAGAATTAATAGGTAAATTTATTAAATTATTTTTTTCTTTAAATGCAATATCATAAGAATTAATCATTACTAATATATTTCTAATGCAAGATATAGATATAGTTAAGTCATTATTAAATTTACTTAATATTCCTTTTAAAGTTTTATAATTTTTAAATTCTTCTTCTATAAATTTATTCATTTCTTCTTTTATTTCTTTTATATTTATTCTTTTTATTACTATTTCCATTCAATCACCTTATTCTATATTATTTAAAGCTAACACTGCATTCATTTTATTATACATACTAATAGAATCCTCTAAATTTTTTAATAAAACTCTAGCTTCTATTGGATTAAAGAAAAAACCAATTCCATTTTCTCCTTGTTTTACATATAATTGAAATTGAGGTTTTTCATTATAAAATGAATTTTTAAACACAATAGTTTTTGGATTTTTTCCATTTAAATGTGGAAATGAAACTTCTCCTTCTTTTCCAGTTTTAAAAAGAGCCATTGTTTTTATTATTTCTTCTTCTGTTAAATTAAAAATCATTTTTTTTTCATAGTCAAAAATAGGTAAATTTCCATTCATTCCTTTTTGTGGAGCTATTGTAATTAATATATCACCAGTTTTTCTACTAATACTTAATTGAACAATACTACCTTTATTATTTTGATTTCCTCTAACAAATTGTTTTATAAAATAAGTTCCTTCCTTTTTTTCTTGATTTTCATTAGTATTTGACATACTTTCTCACTCCTTTTACAATTTTTATATTATTTAAAATAAAATTACTAATAACATATAAGGGGGTTATCTTATGATAAATAAAATAGATAACAATTATCCTTTGGATATTACTCCTATTAAGAATTTTCCAGAATCTATAAGAGAAAAAGGTAAACAAATAGAAAAATATATAAAAGATTTAGAAACATATAGAAGTAATAATACTTTTGGTTCTTCTATTGATTTGTTTCCAGAGTACAAATTCTTATTCATTCATTCTAATAGTAGTATTCCAGCAGGTTTATATTTTAAAGCTAATGATAGTTGGATTGGCTATTCTAATTATAGTTTTATTCCATATTCTACAAATGTTCCAGAAGGAACAAGAGTTAGTTATGGACATCAAACTTATGAATTACAATTAGATTCTAACCAAAAGGTTTGGACAAATAAAATAGATTTTACTCCATCTCTATTCTTTGATTTTTTTGAAACGGATGGAACTAACATCGAACTTCAAAATAAAGGTTTTAAAGAATCTGATATAGAAATGGTTTTATTAAATTTTAAGAGAAATGAAGAAGAAATTATTCCATTTATAAAAACAGAAAAGTTTACTTCAATTAAAACTAATAAAACATATCATTCTTCAAAATTTTTAACATATACAGCATTATTTAAAAATATCGAGAGATTATATTCTAACGATGAACCAATAAGTATGCAATCTAAAGCTGTTTTATTATCTATAAATGATGAATTTCAAAATATAAGAATAGGTTTATGTTATGATAAAGACAATACATTATTTTATTATGATAAAGAAACTTTATATAATTTAAATGTACAATTATCAACTCATTTACCTTATCAAATATCAATGAAATTCTTTAATAATAAACTCACTATAATTTTAAATAATGAAGAATTAGAACAAAAATTTGATATAGATATATCTGATAAGAATCTTTATTTTGGACTAGCATCAGATATGGGATATGGAAGATATTCTAATGGTTCATTTTTAGTTTCTGAACCAGAAATATTTGATATAGCTATCAGTAAAAAAGAAAATTTATGGTTAATGGATTATCCTAGAACTTGGAGTTTTTTAAACACAAAATCTTATATTAATTTAACTCTGGATGAACAACTTAAATTAAAGAAGAATATAAATTCTTTAAATTTAGTTGAAACTCAGCAAAAAACTTTCAAAGAATTAATAGAAGAAAAGTTTAATGATAATAATAAAAAATTGAATGAATTTATTCAAAATACAAATAATTCAATTGAAACTCAAATAAATTCTAAATTAGCAGTTTTAAATCAAGTAGAAACATTTATCAGTGAAAAAGAAAGAATAATTGAAAATTTAAATTTACAAATAACTGAATTAGCTAAAAAAATAGTAGCTTTAGAAAATAAAAAATAAAGGCAGAATTAACTGCCTTTTTTTAATTGTAGAAATATTCTATTTTATTTTTTCTATAATAATTTTTTATTTTTTTTGTTTCTATAAAATTATATTTTTCTAATAATGGTTTAAAGTTTAAATATTCTTCTTCTGGAATTGTAATTAGAGGTTTGTTTGTTTCTAAATATTCAAATGATTTTTTTATCATCTGACTACCTATTTTTTTATTTCTAAAATTCTTTTCAATATATAAAGTACATATTTTTTTTTCTTTTTTATATTTTTTTAAAATCATTACTCCACAAATATTTATTAATAGTTTCTCTTTATTAATACAGATAAATATTTCTCTTTTATTTGGGGAATTATAATTTTCTATAAGAATCTTATTAAACCATTTTTTAAAATTAGGATATAAAAATTCTTTTTCTTTTATAAAATTAGAAAAAATATCTTTTAATTCTAATGGATAAATTTCTGAAAGCTTCATTATTTCAAAAATAATCACTTAACCTTTAAATTTTTCTATTTTAATTTTTTCACTAAAATTTCCAGAACTAAATTTAGAACTATTATGACAATCTATTTCCGCATTCAAAAGAATTAATTGATATTCAGTTTTATTTTTACAATAATTTAAATAAGCTTCAAATACTTTTTTTCTAAGTCCAGTTCCAGTTGAATCCAATAAATCTTCATCTATTACATCATATCCAATTCCACATTTAAAAGAAAAAGTTAATTCTTGTTGTCTAAAACCTCTTATATTTTTCTTTGGATCAAATTCTATCTTTAAAACTTCTTTATAAAAATCTCTGATTTTTTCTAATAGTTTATTACTACATCTAATTGTTCTCATAGCTGTATTAGGGTTTTCATAAGTTTGTATTCCAATGTAACCGCAAATATTCCATTCGTTATTTCTCATATATTGCCTCCTTATAATATTTATTTTCTATAAATATAAGCTATAAATTCATCATACTCTTTCTTTTCTACTACCTTATACCCATATTCTTCAATATTTGGAAGATATAAAGGTTCAACTGCTTCTTTAACTTCTACACTATCTTTTATTGTTGATAAAAATATTTCATCTATTTCAAAATTGTCTAGAAAATATTTATATATGCTATATCCTCCAGCAACAAAAATAGTCTTATTTTCTAGAGTTAAATCTTCAATTAATTTAGGTACGTCCATAGTTCTATGAAGAACTATCACTTCTCTATTTTTTCTCATAAGCTCAACAGGAACATATTTAGCTGTAGTTCCTCCGAATAGAACAGTATTTCCAATAGTTCTTTCTTTAAAATACATAAGCTCTTCTTTTATATGCCATAACATACCATTACTATTTTCATCAGGAGTTCTATCTCCAATTAAATTATCTTTTCCAACACAAACTATCATTTTTAAATTTTTATAATATTTCTTTTCCATTAAATAGCTACCTCATAGCTAATTTTTTCTCCATGTTTATAATTAATAATTTCAATATCATTTGGTTTAAAATCAAAGATTGATTTAAAATTATTTATTCTTATTTTTGCAGGTTCAAATGTTTTACCATTAACTTGCTTTATTAATTTATCATAATGTCTATCATAGATATGTACATTATGTATATTCCAAATAATTTCAGCTGGTTCAAGATTGCATTCAAGTGCTACCAACTTATGTAAAACTGCATATTGGAATACATTAGCAACTAAACCTAATGCCACATCACAACTTCTTTGTCTAACTTCTAAATACAATTTATTTCCAATCACTGTCCATTGTGTTAAATGTACACAAGGTGTTAATGCCATTTCAGAAAGTTCATTAGGTACCCAAATTTCTGTCATAATTCTTCTACTATTTGGATTTTTTTTAAGTTCATTTATAACATAGTGAAGTTGAGATTTTTGTCCATAAGTTTCTTGTGCTATTTGATAACCATAGGCTTTTCCAATAGTTCCATCTTCTTGCTTCCATTCATCCCAAAACTTACAACCTAAGTCATTTAAAACATCTACATTATTAGATTGAAGTAACCATATCCAATAAATTTCTTTAATTGCAGATTTCCAAGGACATTGTCTTGTAGTTAATAAAAATGCTTCATCACTTGAGTTATCTAGTCTAAATTGATAACCTATATAACTTTTATAATGTGCAGGTGTTCCGTCTGCATACTTTGTTCTTACATTTCCTTTACTCCAAATTCCTTTTTCAGCTATTATGTTAACTATATCTTTGTATATTTCATCAAAACTTTTTTTCATTTATACTCCTTAAACATTTAAATATAATTTTAATTTATTTTTAATTTCTTTTTTTATTAAAGTATTATTTAAAATTTCATATATCAGATTTTATTGATATTTTGAATTCTTTTTATATTTTGTTATAAATTGCAATATATTTTTATAATTAGAATCAGATATAAATCCAATTAATTTATATGTTATTTTTTTATTTATTTCGGATATAAATTGATCTTGAGGGATATTTTCTTTTTCTTCTAATATTACAAAATTATATTCATCAATCATTTTATTTAAACAAACATTTTTGATAAATATTTTTTTTTCTATAATTTGGAATATCATTTTTTGTCCTTTTTATAAATTAAAATATAAACTAATTTTGTTTTTTATATTTTTTGTAATTAATTCAGAATTTAAAATTGTATTTATATATTTTTTAATAAAAATATCATTATAAATATTTTGTTTTCTTAGATTGTTTATATTTTCTATAATATTTAAATAATTATCACTATATATTACACTTATTAAAAGATAATCAATATGTTCCTTATTTTTAGGTAAATATTCATTTTCTTTTAATATAATAAAATTATATTTTTTTGTAGAATCATTAATGTATATATCATTAATAAATATTCTTTCTTCTGCAATTTTTAATAACATTTTAAGCTCCTTTTAAATATTAAAATATAATTTAATTTTATTTTTTATTTTTTCAGAAATAAAATCATTTTTTAAAATTTCACGAATATATTGTATTTTATATGATTTAACAAAATTGGAATTATTTATTCCATCTAATATATTTTGAAAATCATTTTCATTAAAAATCCATCTAACTTTATACTTAATTATTAAATCGGCATAAAAAATATTTTTTTAGTATCTTTAGGTTTTCTTTTTTTTATTATAAGTTCTATTTCATCAAAAATTTTATCGTACTTTTCAATACCATTTAAAACTAATGCTGTAAAAAATTCATAATTTATATTTTCATGCTTAGTATATTTTTCTATTACTTTCATCATATAAACTACCTATAATTTTATAATGTTCAAAATGATAATATTTTTATAATTAGTTTCTTTTTCAATTTCTTTTCTTACTTTTTTTAATATTTCTGAATTTATTTTTTTTACATTAATATTTATTTCGTAATTTATATATCTATTATCTGAAAAACATACAAATAACCATCTATTTTCTTTTTTCATAAAAACTCCTAATTTATTTCTATATTTCTAATTTCTTCAATATATAAAATTTCCATATTTAACATTGGTGTTTTTTCATTATAAATATCATAATTTTCTATTTTGAATTTTTTACATATTTCTCTTATCTCCTCTTCATTTAATGTTACTTTTATATTTGATTTTTTCGGATTCATAAAACTTATTTTTTTAATATAACTAAAATCATTACCATATTTTTTATTTTCCATTATTCCAACACAAGTATAATGTTTATAAAAACCAATAAAAAATGTATCTTTATTTATTTTTTCTCTATAAATTTCTAATTTTTCTTTATTTAATTTAAAATTATCTTTTATTTTTTTCATTTTTGTATTCCTTTTCTGTTATAATTTTAATTCTTTTTACGCTGGCGTAATTTTAATTATCCATCTTAAAATTTATTTTTTCTTGAATAAATTTATCATATTGGTATCTAATTTCATCATATCTTTTATTTTCAGCAAATGTAGAATTTAAATAATTAATTAATTTATTTATACTTATATTTAACTCTGATAAGAATACTAATAAATTTGAATATTTTTCATTATTATTCAAATCATTTCCAATGATTTTATTTCTTATTTCTAAATTAGATTTTTGAAATTCTTGAATTGTATTTATTGAATCTTGTAGATAATTAGATAAATTTTCAAATGATTCAATTTTGGTTTCTTTATTGTTTAAATTTTCTTGAAAAACATTTTCAATATAGATGCAAATAATTGAAAATAAATTTGTTAAATAATCTTTTTCTAAATCTTGAATAAATGATGAATAATCTTTTAAATCTGATTTAGAAGTATTTACATTTAAATTATCTATTGCATTAGGTATATCATATACAACTGTTTTTGTTACCTTAAAAAATGCTTTTCCAACATCAAATAAATCTTTAAAGCTCATTAATTTCACCTCTAGCTTTTAATATTTTAGAATAATATTTTCCATATTTCCCTTTTTTTACATTTGATAGACCTATATTATAAGCACTAATCATTTCTTTTTCATTTTTAGTACTATCTTTTAAATGTTTTATAAAAAGAACTGCATACTCAACTTGAGCGTCTACATTATTAATTAATTCTTCTGCTAAATTTATTTTATTTAAATTATAAATTCTATTAACTTCATTAATTGCAGTTTGTCTTAATTGAAAAAAGCCATAAGCATGATTTTTAAGATGTTTATCTCCTATAACATTTGTTTTATTACTTTCAACTTTAGCTATTGCTTTTATTAAACATTCATCTATTTCATACTTTTCACAATAAAGTTTTATTAATATATCTAACTCATTTTTTTTATAATATTTTTCTATTTCTTCTTTTCCTATATTTACTATACTTTCTATTTTTAATATTGTTTTTTCTTGAACTATGAAAGAAGAAGGTTCTTTAATTATCTTTTCTTCCTCAGAAAAAAAAATAAAATAAAAAAATGCCATAAAAATGGCAGTTAATATGTATATAATTTTATTTTTCAATTTTATTCTCCTATTAATTCAAAATTATGTGGCTTTAAATAATATCCATAATCATTTTTTAAAATAATTCCTTTAACTTTTACAGTATTACCTAATCTAAACGAATCTACTATTTTTTGATATTTATCTATCATTTTTTCAAATATAGTCATTCTTTGAAATCCTTCGTTTTCTAAAATAACTAATTTTTTTGATGATTCTTTATCTAAAGTTTCTATTTTTATTATTTTTCCAGTTATCCATTCTGTTTTACAAAATAAGTTTTTTTTATTAATATCTTTTAATTGATCTTCCAATTTCACTCCTCCTTTAATATCAACTTTACTTTAACTAATCTATTAAAAATATCTGAATAAAATTCTACTTGAACTTTATTTATAAAATCTTTAAGAACTTTTATTTCATTTTCATCATTTACATCAAAATAATCTTTCAATTCTTTTTCAGTATATTCTATTCTTCTTTTTCTTTTGTTTTCATTTTTATTTTTATAGTAAATATATTCAATAAATTCTTCTATACTTATATTTTTCATACTATTCCTTTAAATATTTAAGAAAAACTCATTCTTTTTACTTTCTTTTTCTAATTCGTTCAGATTATTTTCTATAATATTTTCAATTTTATTTCCAGATACTACATAATTAAATTTAGAATCTGTTTTAATTATATAAATTTCTTGTTTATATCTAATACCAATAAAATTTTCTTTTTCTTCTTTCTTTTTTACAATTCCATAAATATAAGAATAATCTTCTAATTTTGTTTTCACTTCTTTTATATAATCATTATTTATTCTATAAGCATATTTATTATAAAATTCATAATGAATAAGTTCCAAATGATTTGTTTTTATAAAATTATCAATTATTTTTTTATAATCAATAAAATCATAATTAGAACCTCTTTGTATTTCTCTTGATGAAAATTCTTGATTTTTTATTAAACCATTTTTTGTATATATTTTTATTTCATATTTATTTATATAATATTTTATAAATATATAATAATCTTTATATACTCCTAAGAATTTTTCTTGAATATCATTAAATTTTATATTAGGTAATAAATATAAATCATTATTAGTTATAACTTCTTTTTTATGAAAATCAAAATATATAAAATTATTCTTTTCATAAAGATTAAAATCTTTATATTCTTTTTTGTTAATCCATTTATTAGTATTATGAAAAGAAATTCTATTATTTAATTCTATCAATGCTTTTTGTTTTTCTGATAAAAAGAAATTAGGATTTTCATCTAAATATAAATATTCAAATGTTTTTTGTGTTTGAAGCATAAAAACATTTTTAAATATTTCTTTTACATATTTTCTAGAAATTTGTCTTTTTAATATTTCAACCAATTGTTCATAATTAATATTAGAATTATAATAACATTCCTCTAATATTAGTTTTACATCAAAATCTCCAGCAAACCTCGAAGTATTACTTTTGATATCTCTAATTAAAATTGTTTTATCTAATAGATAAAAAAAAGAAGTGTTATTATTTATAAAACAATTAAAAAGAAAACTTCTTTTTATTTTTAAATCTTTTAAAAAGTCTAAAAAATTAGTTACCTCATTTAAACTAAAGTTTTTTAAAGCTTCTATTAAATTTAATATGTTTGTTTTTTCTTTTATTATTAATTTCTTTTTTTCTTTTATAAATAAAAATGTATTTGTTTTTTTAAATGCAAGAACATTTTTTAAATCTTTTCTATATTCACTATTTATAAATTTAGAAATTATTTTATAATCTTCTTCTATAAAATCTAAAATTTCATATTCCATTTATACTCCCTTAAAATATCACAGTTATAAAATGACAAACAATTATTAAACTTATTATTAAATTAATTCCTTGCAGGATTATGTTTTCTAAATTCATACTAAAAATATAATATTCAATAGCACTTATTAATAAATATAAAACACTAATAAAAAATATATAAACTGCTAAATATCTAATTGCTCTTATAATTAAATTTAATATAAACATTTTGCTCAACTCCTAAAATAAGTCTTCTAATGCAGTAAATGAAATAAAAACTCTCAATATATCTTTATTTATACTACCTAAAGTATTCTTATTTTTGAATTCAATAGATAGCTTTACTTCTTCTTTTTCTTCTGTTGTAAAAGTAAAGGTAGTAGTGGTTTTTATTTCAGAATCATTTTCTTTTTCTGTTAAATCTCCTTTTACCTTATTTATTTTTTTACCAATTAATTTTTTGAAAGTTTCTTCTTTATTTAAAATATTTATTTCATTTAAATTATCTTCTAATTCAATATAAGCTAATAAAAAAAAACCTTTATTGGTTTTTATTTTCAAAAATTCAATTGATTTTAATTTATCATATTCTTCCTTTTCATTTCTGAATTCATTTATTTCTAAAATTTTTGTATTTTTAAATTTACTAAGCATTTTTTCTCCTTTATACTTTATAAAATTTTTTATAAGAAATAGGTAAGTTTAATTTGAAATTTATATCTTTTGCTTTTAAAAAATTATTAATATTATTTTTTAATACTTCTAAAAATCTTTCTTTTGAGATTTTTATATTGCAATTTGATTCATCTTCTGAATAGCTTGAATATTTATAATAATTAATAATTTCAAAATCAATTTTAAATCCAAGTTTATTTAATTTTTCATCATCTGTTACTATTTTATATAATTTATCTTTATCTACAAATATTTTTATATAATTAGATAAATAAAATTTTTTTAAAGATAATGAATTTTCTTGTTCTTCTTTTAAAACACCTATTATTTCATCATTATAATATTTATTAAATAATATTTCTTTATTTGTATTTAAATCATAAAGTTTAAATAATATTTCTATTGAAAGCATATTAGCTTTTTTGTTTTCAATTTCAAAAGGATTTTCACTTATAAAATTATAAATACAAGCTTCTCTGTAAAATTCTTTTTCCATAACATCTCCTATTTATTTTAAAAAATTCACTAAATATTTTTCCATTTTATCCAGAATATTCTCTAAAAAAGATGATAAAGGAAAAGCTATTAATTTTGTAATTAAAATAAAAGCAATTACTTCAGCTCCTATTAATATTAATATGATATTCGCAATATATATTTCAGCTACATTTTCTTTATCTTTGTATTTATCTTTAAAATTATTTAAAGTAAATAATAAAATTATTATGATTCTTAAACTAATTATTGTAAACAATATTCTTCCTTTCTATTTTTCTAAATAATCTCTATTTTTTATTTTTTCATTCAAATCTCTAATTTTCCAATCATCTCCGTCATATTCAAATTTAATTTCATTAAAACTATTAGCTTTATCTATACTGTTGTAAAAATCATAAGTTAATATATCATGAGAAAACGTTTCGTATTTTTGTTCCATAATTTCTACTGTTGAATACAAATCTTGAATAAAATCTTCGTTATAACATTCTCCAAATTTTGATTCTATTTCTTCCAATATATATTTAACAGAATGATATACTTTTTCATCAGTAAATATAACATCATTAATCTTAGCTTTGAATTCTTGTATTATTTCTATTTTCATGTTCTTCTCCTTTTAATAATTATTACAAGTTGGAATATAATTTTAATTTTATTTTAATTTTTTCTGGTATTAAATTATTCTGAATAAAAAATTCTTTTGCTAAATTAAAACTACAAATTTCTATTTTTTTTATTACATTTAAAACCTCTTCTAAATTGTTTTCATTAAAATATATTTCTGATATAGTTTTTGAATTATTTTTTTCTGAATTGTTAGATAACTTATAAATAATATTTTTATTTTTAAAATTCGAATATTTAATTAGATACATTTTTTTCCTTTTTATAAATTAAAATATAATTTAATTTTTTCTCTTATTTTTTTATTTATGTATTCACAAGATATTATTTTATCAAATATATCATTATTGTTAATTAATTTTGAGTATTTGAATCTATATTTAAAATCTTCTATCATTTCTATTATTTGACTATAATTATTTGCATCAAATTCAAACAGATAAAAAGCATGTTTTTTATCAAATGAATTTAATTTTTCTTTTATTTCTAAAATTTTTTCAAAATGTATACTTTTTAATATTATAAACATTTCTCACCTATAAATTATAATGAAATCTGAATTTTTCTTTTAATTTATCATTAATGAATTTAGAAGCAATTATTAAATTAATTTTTTCTTTTTTGTTATTTACATAGTAATTATTTTCTTCAACAAAATTTATTAATTCTTCTAAATTTTCTCCTATATAATCTACATAAGCATAATAATCATAATTATTATCTTCATATCCTTCTTTTACTATTTCAAAATTCATATTATGATATGAACCAATTTTATAATTATGACATTTCATTACTAATACCAACATTTAAACTACTATAGATTTAAACATAATTTTATTTTTTCTTTTATTTTAAAATCAATAAATTCACTCATATTAATTAAATTAAATTTTTGTTCTTTTGTTAATTTATATATATTTAAATCTTGAATATTTTCTTTTAAAGAAAAAATATTATTAACAAATTTAAGTATTTCTTCAAAGTTATTTTCAAATTTAATTAAATAATTAGGTTGATATGTATTAACTATTTTTGTAAAAGTATTATTTTTTTTATTACTCCAATTTGTTTTTATTACATATAACACTCAATTTCCTCCTATAAATTATAATAAATATTAATTTTTTCTTTTAATTTTTTATTGATTGATTTGGATGATAATAAAGCTTCTATTTTTTCTCTTTCTGATAATGTATAAATAAATGCATATTTATTTATTCCTAAATAATAAGTTAAATCTTTTTTTATAAATTCCATAATACCTTTAAATGTTTCTTCTATTTCTCCAGAATTATTAGTTTTAGTTTTATTTATTTTTATTAATTTACCTTTGCGTGGATCATTTATTTTTGTTCTACTGTAATATAACACTTTAAAATTCCTTAAATATCAAAATATAATTTTATTTTTTTCTTTATATTTTCATTTATTAGATTACTTTTTAAAATTATATTTATTTTTTCTTCTTTAGAAAAACGAAGTATTCTTATGTTTCTAAATTTTTTATTCTTTAATTTAAATGGATTTTCTATAAATAAAATAATATCTTCAAATGTCTCATCAAAACATACTAGATAATTATCTTGTGTTTCTTTTGTTAAAAGAATCTCTCCATTAAAATCACCATCACAATTTAAGCAATAAATCATTTTATTCTCCTAAGTATTTACATATAATAAAACTTTATTTTTTATATTTTCTGGAATTTCATCAGTGTACTTTATAACTTCACTAAAATCTTTTATACAAAGATGATTAATTTTTTGATAAAATGAATAAACTAGTAAAATACTGTTAAAATCGTTTTCATCAAAATATTTAGTAACTGAAGATTTTTCAACATTTCTTAAATTATTAGTTGTATAAAAATCTACTCCAGCTTTTTCTTCATTGAAATTAAATATTAAATACAAAATTAATCACTTCCAATATTGAAATAAAGTTTAATTTTAATTTTCATTTTTTCATCTATATTTTCACTAGATAAAAATACATTTATAATGTCTTCTTTAAATATATAGGATGGGCGATACATCAATTCAGAGCAAATATTTTTACAAGAATTTATTGCTTTTACAATTTCTTCAATATTTTCTTTATTAAATTCATAATACCAAATTTTTCTTGTTTTTATATTTTCTTTAATTTCAATAATGTATTTGTCTATTCCATATTTTAATATTAAAAACATTTTTTCCTCTTTTCGAATTAAATATTGTAACAAAATTTAATTTTTTCTTTTATTTTTTCATCAATTAAATCAGAAATTAAAACTAAATCTATTTTGATTTCTTTCTTTATTGAAAATTTTCTTTCTTTACTAAATCTTGATCTTTCTAAACTGTTTATATTTTCAATAAATTTTATAACTCCATCGAATGTATTTTCGAATTTAACTAACCAGTCAAATTCAGCTTCTTTAAAATCTACTAATTTATATGTATAATATCTATTTTTAAGATAAATCATTTTTTCTCCTATAGATTATAATATAGTCTTATTTTATTTTTTATTTTTTCCTCTACAAATTTTGATTTTAAAAATAAATCTATTTTTTGTTGCTTTGTAAGTAAATCTCCTCTTATATTTATAAAAAGAAAAATATCATGTAAATCCTTGAAGTCTTTTTTTTGTATTAATTGGATAGATTTATTATTTATCATTTCGTTTTTTTCATTTACAATTTCATAATAATAATACATTTTTTCTTTATTATGTATCATAACTAATTTATACATTATTATCTCCTTTTAAATTAAGATAAAGATTTATTTTTCTTTTTAAATTTTCATCAATAAATTCACAATTTAATATTTTTTGTATTTTATATCTTTTAGTAAAAATATTATCAGTTTCGATAAAATTAACAATAGATTTTATATCGTCTTCAAAAATATCTTTTACATATATTATTTTATATCTTTTATCTTTTTTAGCTTCCAAATCTGGTAAAATTATTTCCGTAAAAACTTCACTTCCAATTTCCATTTCTATATAATAATAACTATATTTCATAATTTACTCCAAGTTAAAATATAATTTTAATTTATTTTTAGTACTTTCTTTAATTTTATTCGTTTCCATAAAAGCTTTTAATATTAAATTAAAAAATTGTTTTTTATATTTATACATTTTAAAAATTTTAATTATATCTTCTAAATTATCATCAAAATAAAAAACATCATTAAATTCTTGAATATATTTAAATTTTTCTCCTATTCCAAGAAGTATATTTTCTTTTTTTTCTGGAGTTTTAGATAAGAAATCTAAAATCATATATTCTCTTCCTTTATATTTTGAATTAAATACAATATTATTATCATTAATTAATTGTTCTGAATTTATTACTTCTATTAATTTTAACATTTTATATCTCCATTAATTACATTACATTTCCCAGATATTTTATTTGCGTTTATATCACCATTTGTTATAGTTACATCATTTCCAACATCATTACAATTAATAGTACCATTTGTTAATTTTATGTTATATACATTTCCATTTACAGTTACAGTTTCGCAGCTATCAATACTTATAAAATTTTTATCTCCATATATTTCTATTTTTATATTTTTCTCTTCTATATTGTTTAAGTTTTCTATTAATGAACCATTTATATAAATTTTATTATTTGAAATTGTAAAATTTCCAGAAGAGATATTATTATATTTTTTTCCATTTATAATTATTTGATTTTTTACGCCAGCGGAATTTTTATCATTTTTATTTTTTATATTATCTTCATTTTTGATTTCTTTTTTATTTTCAAAAATATTTATATTTAAGATTTTTTTTAAATATTCAAACATAAAATCACCTCCAAAGTAAAAATAACGTAAAAGATATTATAAAAATAATTACTAAGACAACTATTATTTTTTTATATTTTTTTATTTTTTTAGATAATAATTTATTTTTGAATGTTGTTTTTTCATCTTCTCCATAATATTCTATATTTTCTTTTAATTCATCTTTTAGATCTTGATAATCCACCAATATAATTCCTAATATAGTTGAACTAATTAAAGATAAAAGCATAAATATTTCTTTTATTAATAAATAACGCATCATTTGATTTTCCTTTCAGTTAAAAAATAGAGTGAATTTCTTCACTCTATTCGTCTAATTTAATTAAAGTATTTGAACCATTTTGGACTTTAGGTAATTGTCCATTCCATTTTTCAATTGCCATCTTTTTTAAAAGTTGAGGAGTTAACGAATTACTTTCAATAGCATTTGCCTTTGCTTGTAGTTCTTTTTGTTTTAATTCATATTCAGCTAATTTAACTTTATTCTCTTGTTCTACAAGTAATTTAGCTTGTTCCGCCTTTGCTTTTTCGACTGATTGTTCAGCAACTTTTTTACCTTCTATTGCTTTTTCATATTCATCTGAAAAATCATGATTGACAATAGATACGTTACTTACTGATATTCCGTATTGTGAAAAATCATCTTTTAAATCTTCAAATATTAATTTTGAAATCTCAGCTCTTTTACTTACAAATTCTTCTATTGTATATTTAGCTATTGTGGCTTGGACAATTTCTTTAACTCTTGGTCTAATGAATCTATTTTCATATTTTGTTCCAAAAGCTCTATATAATTTTTCTGGATTAGAAATATTAGCTTGAACTGAAAATTCTAGTTTAATTGATTGCATATCTTTAGTTGAAACTTCTAAAGTAGTATCTTGTTCTTCTGTTTTTCCAAATATATACGATCTTTCTCTAGTTTCTAAAAATACCTTAGATTGTATTAAAGGAAATTTAAAATGCAATCCTTCTCCTTCAACTTTATCTAATTTACCATTTGTACTAATAATAGCTACCTCTCCAGTATTAACGGTATAGCAGTTTGTTAATCCTGTTCCTAAAATTAATACAAATAATACTCCTAATAATATGTGTTTTAGTTTAATGTTCATTTTTTCTCCTTTAAAAAAATATTTTTATTTTAACAATTTTGAATCTAATCCTATAATAATCAATTTCTTCTAATTTTTTAATTTTTAACAAAATTTCAATTTCTTTTTTAAATTTCTTGAATAGTTTTATTAATATTTTTTTAAATTTATTTTTTTTTATTTTTTTTCTTTTTGACATTTTATATAAAAGAATTATTTCTTCTAAATAAAAAACATCCTTAATATTTATAAAATAATCTATATATTTTTTATTTATAATTTCTCCATTTTCTTTTTCTGTTATGACTATAATGCTAACTAATAAATTTAATTTTATTTTTATCTGGATAAAATAAAAAAAAGAAATTATTAAAAAAATAATAATTATAAAAGTTCTAAAAATCATAAAATTTATTTACCTTTTTAATATTTGTTATTTCCATACTATCATCAGAAATTAATATATATTTGAATTTATATATATTTCTTAATTGTTCGTCAACTTCAATTCTTATAATTGAATTTAATAATTCTCCTCTATAATTTTTTGTATTAAAAATAGAATATCTTGAAGATCTCTTATAAATGCAAAAAAAATACTCATAATATTTATCTTTATATTTAAAACAATATGAACCTGTAATTTGAAAAGTTATGTTTTTAAAAGAATAAAATAAATCAGCTATAGTGATAATTAGCAATAATAAAATTATATAATTCATTATTCACCTATTATGTATGACAATCCAAAATAGTTATATAGTGTTCTGGATATTCTTTTTGTAATTCTTTTAATTTTTCTATTACAGGTTCTTTTTTTGAAGTATCAAACATTTCCGCTCCATCTGGCCAAACTATCCATTTTATACCATATAAATTATAACTTTTATATTGTTCAATAAAATTTTCTTTAGTTAATTGTTCTGATTCTATTATTTTTCTATAATCTTTAAGAACAATTTCTTCTTCTATATTTTTAAAAATATAATTTTTATCAGATATTTTATCCCATATTTCAGAAAAATATTTAATAAATCCAGTATCTTCAAAATTTAAATCTTTAAATTTAAAACTTGTAATAACTTCATTATTTTTGTTACTTAACGTAAGCCTCCAACGTCCACCGATTACATACCAATCATAAAAGCTATTAGGATTAATTAAATATCCATATTTTTCACCATTTTCTGTTTCATGAGTTCCATAACCAAATTCTTTATAGGCATAATCAGAAAGGCTAGGATATTCTTTTAAAAATTTTTTTACTTCAAAACTAAATTCACCATTATCTTTTTTTATTCGATTTAATTCTACATTATATTCATTAATTACTTTATCTGTATAATCTTCTAATTCAAAATAATCTTCACTAGATTCAGAATATTTATCCATTTCTTCGTAAATTGTATCTTCAGAATTATCTTCTGAAATCAATAAACAACCAAAGTGCATGATTCCTCCTTTTTATAATATAAATTTTATTGTTATAAATTCTTTTAATATAGCAAAATGATATTTAGATTCAACATATTCAATATTAGGCTTAATAAAACTTTTTAAATATAATTTAGTATTTTTGTTAAAACAAATACTAAAATCTCTAAACATATCTTTTAATTCTTCATATGAAATATCATTTATTTCTATTTTGAAGCCTTGAAAATGTCTATTAATATAATCAAAATCATTTATTTCTTTAATTTTATTAAGTTCATTTTTAAAAAGTTTTTTTCCTTTTATGTTTTTATTTGATAATATAATGCTATTGGATAGAATGTCTAATGATTCTTCTAATGTTTTATTTTTCCCTTTTTCAATATTAAAATTAATTTCAAATAATATTTTTTTAAATTTAGTATTATTAAGTTTTTCTAAACTTCTATCTTCGATTTTATAATCTATTAACTTTAAAATTTTACCAGTAGTTGTGAAAGCAAATTCTTTTTTGAAAATTTTTTTTAATAAAATATCAGACAATTTAGTTAAGATTAAAAATCTTGATATTTTTTCACTTGCTAATACTTGAGTTTCTACGATATCAAATTTTACATTTAATGCTTTAATTTTAATTTCTTTACTGAAGGCATCATAATTTTCATTAAATTTATATATTAAATATGTTTCATTAAAACAATCTTGTTTTTGTAATTTTCCATTTAAATCATCTCTGATTTCTCCTTTTTTATTTAAATATTTTTTAATTTCTTTATTAATAAATTCTTTTAAAAATTTTTCATTTATCATTATCAACACTCTTCTTGAAACAATTGTATTAATTTTTCAAATAATTGTTTATCATAATTGTAGTAAAATTCTTCTTCTTTATTTTTATTATTTTCAATTATTTTATTTATATTTATTAATACGTCTTCTAATTCTGCTATTAATTCTGGATATCTTTCACATGATTCTTTAAAAAGTTTTTCATTGGTTTCTTTTTCTTTTCTTAAATTTAAAATTAATTCTTTTTCTTCTTCTGAAAGATGAAAATCATTTTTGTCATAATTTTCTAACCCAAGAATATAAGATGGAGTTACTTTATATATTTTTGCTAGTTTAATTATATTGTCAATTGGTATATTTGTAATATTGGCATTTTCATATTTTAATATCGTAGAAGAAGATACATTTAAAAAATCTGCTACATTTTTTAATGATAAATTATTTTTATTTCTCAATGTTTTTAATTTATTTGCTATTTCTATTTCTTTTAATGTTGTTTTTTTCTTTTTTCTTGAAAAAATTTCAATATTTTCCATAACAACTCCTATTTTTTAAAAATTTTAAAAGTTAATTTTAATAATTTTTCAGCTTTTTTAATATCTTCATCATTTAATTTTTTTAAAAATTTTAATATATTAATATAGTTTATATTTTCTTTTTTTTCTGAAATATTATTATTGTTTTTACTTTTATTATCTATTCCAAGTAGATATGAAATATCAAGATATAAAGCATCTGCAAATTTTTCTATTTTAGGTAAAGTAATATAATCTTTTCCTATTTCTATTTTATGAATAGAACTACGACTTTTATATCCTGTTAATTCTGCCATTTTATCTAAAGATATTCCTAATTTTTTTCTTCTATTTCTAATTCTTTTTCCTATTCCTTCTATATCAATTTTCATAATTACCAATCCCTAAATTTTAATAAATTTTCAGTTGATTTTATTATTAATTCATTTTCACTATTAGCACACTCATCATACCAATCAATATAACTAAATAATTTTTTCAACTCATCTGAAAAATTAGTATTTATTTCAGCTTCATTTTGTATATCTTCGTTTTGTTTAATTTCATCAAGATAACAATCATATAATTCTTCTAATTTTTTAGTATATATTCCAGTAATTTTAGCTTCGTTTAAAAAATGAATTCTTTTATTTTTTAAAGCTATGTCTATTAAAATTTCTTCTTTTGATTTTTGTTTAGTTTCTAATTTTTTCATTCTTTCCTCCTTTTATCTATTTTTAATAAATTTAATTTGTTCTAATAATTCTGGATATTTTAATTTGAATTCTTTTATTCTTTTAAATTCTTCTATTGAATATTCTTCTCCTTTCATTAATCTTTCAATTATTTCTGGTACATCATAATAAAATTCAGATATTTTTTTTAGTTCAAACATTTTCAAATCTCCTTATTAAATCTTTTAATATCTATGAAATCAGAGATTGATAATCCTCTAGCTTCATAAGGATATTTTTCTTCATAAAGCCATTCATTGCAATTTTCTCTAAAATTTTCTATTACATCTGACATATTTAAAAGCTTATATTCTAAGTCTTTTAAATTTTTTATTTTATTATTTTCTGAAAATGTTCTATTTTCTTTTTCATAAAAAATATCTATTGAGTAAAAATTAAATTCATTATTATCTAAACAATTAGAATAAAATAATTGAAGAAACGGATTTAGATTATAAAATTCCTTTTCCCATTTATAAACTATTTCTTCTTTGAAAAATAAGAATAATAAATCTGCTAAATAATCATTTTCTAATTCCTCGACAATTTCTAGTTTTTCATTAAATATAATCAGATTCCATTTTGAAGTATTAACTCTATACTCTAATGAAAATTTTAATTTATCTAATTCTTCTAAACATTCTTTTATAGTTTTCACAGCACCACCTCATAAAAACTTTCTGTAAAAATATCTTTTAAATTTTTATTTATAAGAATAAATATTTTAGGATTTTTAATAAAATAAGAATCTGTATATAAATAATGAATTTCATCTTTTAAATAAGACTTATGTTTAGCAAATAATATTGTGTAACATTCTTTTAATTGCATATATTTTTTTATACTTAACTCTGGATATTTAAAAATAATACAATCAATAAAGAAACCATTTTTTAAAAAAAATCTTCTTTTTTGATATTTAAATTGTTTACCTATTATTCTTATAAAATCATTTTCCATAAAACTCCTATAAAAAAAGGAACTTTTTAAGTTCCTTTATGAATTATATTAAAGTTAAATATTATTTTGTTCCAGTACTTCCAAATCCACCTGCACCTCTATCTGATTCTCCAATATTATCTGTTATTTCCCATTTTATTTGCTCCACTTTATTTAAAACCATTTGTGCAATTCTCATTCCAGGTTCAACTATAAATTTTTCTTTTCCTAGATTTGTAAGAATCACTCCGATTTCTCCTTTATAATCTGCATCTATTGTAGCAGGTGTATTCAACATAGTCAATTGATGTTTTAAGGCAAGTCCACTTCTTGGTCTTAATTGAATTTCATATCCATCTGGAATATCTAATTGTAATCCAGTAGGTATTAATTTTGTTTCTCCTGCTTTTAGTTCTATTGGTTCTTGATTATAAGAATAAATATCAGCTCCAGCTGATAACTCTGTTCCATATTTTGGTAAATTTAAACCATCTTTTTCTAATACTTTTATTTTTACTTTCTTCATTTTTTTATTCCTCCTTTATGTTACCTATTAAATTTTCCATTTTTTTATTTATATTTTCTTCTTGATTTTTAATAAAATCTTGAAGTTTTTTAATTTCTTTTTCTGCAAATTCATAAAAATCTTTATATGAATTAAGGTTGCATACTTCAATTAATAATTGTTTATAATCTTCAGTTGTTATTTTTTTATTAAAAAAATCTTCTTTTATTTTTTTGAATTTTTCATTATCTATCATTATTCACCTCTATAATTTTATTTCTATTCTATCATAGTCTTTTTGTTCTTTTATTCTATTTAAAGAATTTTTACTATTAGTATAATATTCACAACAAGTCCTTCTTGCTTCGCAATAATCGCAATTATTTTCATAGAAGTTTTTTACTTGAATTTTATTTTGAATAATAGAAATAATTTTCATCAACTCTATATCTGGAAAAGAATGATCAAAATCTTTAAAATAATAAACCAGTCTTTTCATGGTAAGAGGATTATAAACTATGATAGAATTAATTGCAAACCAATTATCTAAAAAATATTTATTATATTCTGCTTTATTTAATTGTTTATTAAAATAATGAAATAGATTAGAAATCCAAAAATATTTTTGTTTCATTTCTTCCATAATAGTAAATGGTGACATTAAAATAACATCAGCTAAATTATCTCCTATTTTATTTAAACTAAGTATATGATAGTCCATATTAAAATTAGTTTCTGATAATTCTTTAAAATCTATTTTTGGAAGATTATTTATTATGTATGGATTCTTCATTTCACTTATTCTTTTTTCTAAATAATTACTTATTTTTATTTTTATTTTAAAACAATTGTCAAATGAATTTTCCAAATCTTTATCTAAAAATAAATTAATTAAATTTTCTAAATTATTAAATATATGTTGTTTTACTTCATCATAATCTTCTTGTTTCACGCTAAGATTAGAAGCTAATTTTTTATTATTAATAATTGTTTTTTCTGTTATCAAAATAGCTATTTTTTTTAATTGAGAATAATTTACTTTTTTTTCTTTGAATAAAGTTTGAAACATTTTAAAAAAAATAGATTTATAAATTTTATATTTAAGTAAATCATATTCAACAAAGTTACTAGGTATCCTAAACATTTCACTTTTACCACTAACTTCATTTCTTAAATCAAAAACAGAAGTTTTTTTCATAGACAACATACCTCTTTGTTGACATCTATAAAATTTCATTAAATTAATATCATTTATTGTAACATCAGATTTCATTATTTTTCCCACTTTTCATAAGAATTACAATCTTTACATTTTTCACTTTCTTCTGTTTCTTTTTCTTTATAAAATATTTTCCTTGTTATAAAATTTATAATTTCTTTTAAAAATACACTAATTATTAATAATAAAACTATTTGAAAAATTACTTTAATACTTATTAAATAATAAATTCCTAATCCTAACATTAAAATTTGAAAAGTATCCCCTATAGTTTCATATTTTTCATTTTTTTCACATACATTTTTTAATCTAGCAAATATCATAAAAACTATAATTACAAAATATAAAATTTTTAAAAACATAATATTTCTCCTTTTATTTTTTTCTAATTATAATTTTTATTTTATTAACTTTCAATTCCGCCAGCGTAATTAAAAATAAAAGAGGAAGAAATATTCTTCCTCAATTTTTCTCTTGTTTTATACTTACAACATCAAATGTATTTCCAGAATAAAAATCTTTGAATCTTTTATCAAGTTCTTCAGTTAATACAAAATGATATTTTTGTATATTGCTATTTAAATTTTTATCATAAAAAAAATAACCATCTGTAATATTTATAACTTCTATTGGTTCTTTATATCTTTCATTAAGATATTTATGAAATTCTGTTACATCTGTTCCACCAGTTGAATAAACTTTTTTTTTTGCAAATTCTTTTATGTCACTTATATCTTCGAAGTAAGTTTTATTTTTTTTAATATCGTTATTGCTCCAGTAAATAATATCAAATAAATAATCTTTCTTTTTTTTATTTAATCCATATAACATATTGATAAACATATTCAAATCTTGTTCAGAAATTGATCCAGATACATCTATTCCTATTATCAATTTATATCCATTAGTTTTTAAATTTCCTTTAAAAACAATTTCAGAACCTTGTTTTTTTCTATGCAGTTTCTTATATGATTTTTCTGTATTTTTTCCCAAAGCTTTTGTTATAATTCTTTTTAATTTTAAGATATTTAAAAAATAATCTGGTTTAATTGAGTCTGCTTTTCTTTCAAATAAACTAGATTCTGTTGTTGAATAATTTTGACTTTTTAATTCATTTTCTATTACTTCTATTTTATTTTTAAATATTTCTTTAATAGAATTTTCTGAAAGTTTTTTATTTTTTTCATTTTTAGAGTCACTAATCTTAGATAAACTATGTTCATCTATTTTTAAAACTTCTTTGTTATCACTATTATTATTTTTATTATTGTTTTCATCTTTACTGTTATTATTTGATGAATTGTTTTTTTTTATTCCATTATTTATTAAAAATTTCATTAATTTAATATCTGTCCATTGTTGTCTTAATTCTTGTTCTTTTGGTAACCCAGAAATATTATTAAACTTACAAAGTTCAGATATTGAATCATAATTTATACCTTTTATATTTTTATTTTTAAGATTTTCATATATGTGTTTTCCAATTAATTCATCACAATAAGCGTTCACGTAATAATCTTGAACTATATTTGAAAGTTCATAATATCCATCTTTATCAAATTCTTCAAATCTTTGAAAATGATAGAAATAATTATGTAAAAGTTCATGAAAAATTAAATATAAAAATTCTTCAGCTGTAAAATGTTTTTTTTCCATTTTTTCAAAATTTAAAAAAATATCTATTCTTTCAGAATCTATATTTAATTTAGTATATGCTAAAGCAAATTTATTTTCTTGTTCTACATTTTTAATTTCACAAATTGAAATTAATAAATTAATAAAAAATGGGAATTTATTTCTATAAGCTAAAAATAATTTATCAAGTAATTCTCTTTGTCCTATACTTTTGTTTAAATCAAATTCAAAATTTTGTTCTGCTATTTTTACAATCATTTTTCACTCCTTCAAGATAAAAAAAAGGTAGATTGTTTCTACCTTTTTAATTTACTTTTAAATTTGCTGAATCCATTATTTGTTGACATAATTTTGAATAATCTTTATCTTCAGAATCAACCATATCTCCTATTTTATCAATTACTTCTAAAAATTTAGACATCAATTTATTTGACAAAGAATTATCTTTTTCTGACATTATTTTTATTTTTGCTTTCAAATCAGAAATCATAGATACAGCTAATATTTGATCATTTCTGAAAACAAAAAGAATATCTTTTAAGTTATCAACCAAATAATTTTTTTCTTTTGTTAAAGTTTCATTTAAAACAAAAGTTTTAGTTCTTATTTTTAATTCAGTTAATATTTCTTCTTTATCTATTATTTTTCCTTTTTTATTTTTAATTTCTTTTCCTTCTTCTAAACCTTTTCCTTTAATTATTTCTTTATGTATATCTATTTCTTGTAATTGTTTTAAAAGAACTAATTTATTTAATAATGCTGATTTTGTTTTAGTATTAAAGAAATATTCTCCATAAGATGAAATATCATTTCTTCCTTCGTCATAAGAATTAATTCTTAATTTATTCCATCTATTATTTAATAAATTCCAAGAACCTAATTGAGTATCTTGTTCAAGTTCTTTAGAAGCTTTATCATGATTAACTATATCTGACATAGATAATAATTCCATACATTCAGTTAAAATACTGTTATAATTTTTTTCTTTTATAAAATCTATAATATCTTCTTTACAAGGAATATATTCAATAAAGATTTGTCTTCTTCTTAATGCCGAGTCTGAAAAATCAAAATTCGTAATATATTGTTCTCCATAATTTGAAGCACAAACTACTCTTAAATTAGGGACTTTAATTCCATTTATTCTTCCTTCTAGAATACCAAATAATAATGGAGCTATAGAAGAATCACTTCTTAAAATTTCATCGAGAAATAATAAATATGTTTTCTGAGGATTATCTATTATTTCTTGGAATATACCCATATTGATAAGTTCAACGGTTTTTTCCTCTCTATCTTCATTTCCAAATAATTCATCTTTCTTTTTAATTGTTTTTACTATTGGTAATCTAAAGTCTTCAGAAGAAACTCCTTGGAGTCTTAATATTTTCAATTCATCTATTCCTAATTCTTTTATGTTCATTAGATCTTCTACTATTGTTGTTTTTCCAGAACCAGATGGCCCTATTAAATGAATACTAGTAAAAGGCAACATAGTTGCTATTTCTTTTAATAATTCTTTCTTTTCCTTTATTATTATTTGTCCGTAATCTCCTATCATTTTTTACTCTCCTTTATAATTTAAAATTAAATATTAAAAAAAAGAACATTTTTTTTATGTTCTTTTAACAATTTATTTTCATGTTTATTTACACTTTTCCAAATATCTACTATCCTATTTTCATCTCCAAACAATTCATTATTGTTTCTAATTAAATATAAATTATTTTTAAAAAATATTAAATTATATTCGATAGTTTTTTCATTTTCATTTATTTCAATTGAAATTTTTTTAATTATTGTTAAATTTTTATAATTTATTTCTTCCATATTATATAAATTGCCTAATTTTATTTCAACATCAGAAAAAAATAAATATTTTTCTTTTGTTAAATTGAAACCTTTTTTTACATTAGATTCATTTGAAAATTTATATTCTAATAGATTGTATGGATGAAACTCATTATTATTTATATCATAAAAAAGTCCATCAAATATTATTTTATTTTTATCTATTTTTAAAACTCTGTCTTCACGTATTGTTTTTGTTTTTGCAATTAATTGTTTATTCTTATCGTATATTTTTATAAAATATTCGTTATATATTGTAGAAATAATAATATAAAATCTTTTAGTTTGCTTAAAATAAAGGATATGTTCTAACAATATATTTTCAAAATAAAAATTATTATAATAATTTATTTTTTCCAATTTTTTATTAAAAAAATGAACTTCAGAATAATCTTCTTTATATAAAGCGTAGACATTTAAGACTTTTTTGAAAGTTATTTTATATTCTGGATTAAACATTAATTTAAATAATTTCTTATCTACGTTTTTTATATTTTTTTTAAAAAACAGATTTTCAAAATTTGGTTTTATATACATTTTATTGTTAAAAATATCAAAATAAACATTTGTTTTTAATTCTTGTATACAAAACATAACTGATTTTTTTTCTTTAAAATTTATTTTATATTTATTAAAATGTAAAAAAACTAAAAATAAATTTTTATTTTCTTTTAGCCATTCTAATTCAATTAATGTTTCAAATTCAAGATTTTCATATATGTTTTTTTTGATATAAAAATATCTTTTATTTATATTAAATAAAAAATTAAATTTATCTATATTTCTTTTATCTTTTAAAACAAGAATGTTTTCAATTTTCCATTTTTCATATTCTTTTTTTAAATTTTTTATTTTTTTTATAAACTCATCATAAAACATTTTACTCTCCACTATAAGTTTATTAATAAATTATTTTTTCTATTTTCTTTAATCAATTCGTTATAATTATTCATAAGATTTTTATATATTTTCTTATTATTTTTTCCTCGAATTAGTTTAGAATCTTTGTTAATTATAAAAAATTCACAATTTAAGAATAAACCAATTAAATTATAATTATTGTTAAAATTAACAAAACATATTTTTTTATTAAAATTATAAAATTGATAATATATTTCACCTTTTAATTCGTCATATTTTTTCAAGCTTAAACCTGTATTGTTTTGTATTTTTAAAATTTTATTTCCGTCAGTTAATATTAAATTTGATGAATTTTTTTCAAGTATATCAGATATATCTATTTTAATTTTATTTACATTTTCATCATATAAAATAACTCCATCTTTAATAAAATAACCATAATATTCTTTATTATTATATAAAAATTTAGAATAATTTAAAAAATTTATTTTTTTATTTTTTAAATAAATAACTTCATAAACACTGCACTTCAATCTCTCAATGTTTTTATTTTTTGAATAACGAATTGTTGTTATGTTCCCTGGCTCTATATTTAATTCTTTTATATTATTTTTGATAAAAGTTAAATCTCCGCAAAAAGGTTTAAAATCGTCATCAAAATCAGAAAAACTATTACTTTTTATATTATAAAAAATAGTTTTATTTTTAAAATTCAATTTGGTAATATTCTTTGCCTCTTCATTTATAAAAAAATTAATTATATTTTTTATATTTTTTTTTAACTTATAGAAAGTCTTTATTTTGTTTGTAATATATAATATTTTTTCGAAATTACCTGCTATGTAAAAAAAATTAATTAAATTACTATTATTTAAAAAATGTCCAGATTTTTTATCATAAAAATAATAAAAATGAAATAATTTATTTTCTATACAAAGTAGACTATTATTCTTTTTTGCTTCTTCATTTTTTAGGTAATTGAAGTCTTTATTTATTTTATAATAAATATTTAAAAATAATAAAAAAAGACAATGTTTTATATTTGATTCAAAATTTTTATTTTCATTATACATTCTTTCAATTTCATATTTTGAGATATAATCAAGATCTTTAAAAATAATTTTTATATTTTTTGTATAAAATTCTATTTCATCTTTTTTTCTTGATTGTTTAATTTTATAATTTTCTATATTTTTATTTTCTTTTTTTATTATTTCTATATTGTTTTTCATAAAAAAATTAAAATCTTCTATTATTTTACTAAAAGTTTCGTTGTAACCATCTGGAACGTTTTTAAACATTTTTCCCCCTTCCTTAAAAATTAAATATCATATTGCATTTATTGTTTTCTTTTTTTAATAAATCTCTATTATTTATTAACTTTTTATAAATTACATTTATGTTTTTTCCTTTTAATAATTCAGAATTTCTTTTTAAAATAAAAAATTCTGAATTTAATATTATTCCAATTAAATTCAAATCATAGTTTTCATAAATAATATCAAATTTCTTGTTAACACCATCATAAATAATTACTTCATAGTCTTTATTTTTGAAATTATAAGGATTATCAAGTTTTTTTATATTTATATTTGTATTATTTTTAATTTCTACTATATCTTTATAATCAATAAAATTAAATATATTATTTCTATTTTCTTCTTGATTTATTTCTATTGTTTTAATTCTTTCTTTTTCATCATATAAATCTAAAATATTATTATTTTGAAGGCAATAATATTTTTTTCCTTTGTATGTATAAATATAATGATTTTTATTTACTTTTTTTCCATTGAAAAAACGATTTTTTTCACCATAATGATAAATAACATCAAATGGTCCATTTTTATAATAATCTATTTCATAATTAATATTTATATCTGTTATTTGTTTTAATATTAATTCAAGATTATCTTTATCTATTTTTAATTCATCAAAATTAATATCAAAATTCAATATTTTTTTTTAGCATAATCATAAAATAAAGTATTATTTTTATTTTTAATTAAGTATAGTTCATTTTTTTTAGATATTAATAAATTTAATTTTTCCTCCAATTTATTTTTATTTAATTTTTTGTATTTTTTTATTATATTTTCTGTAGTTATATCGTTTTGTCCTATTTTATTAAATAGATTATCATAAAGAAAAATTAATTTAGATAATTTTTTATCAATTACAAACCTTCCGCTTTTTAAATCATATAAAAAATAAATTGAATTATTTATACTTATAATTTCAATTGAATAAGCTAAATTTCCAGTTTTATACATTTTTATATTACTATTTTGACTTTTATAAATTTCAAGGAACATATAGAATAAATATTTTTTTATCTCTTTTTTTATTTTAAATTTATAAATGTTTTTATAATTATTAAATTTTTCAAAAAAATATTTAATATCAAAATAATAGTAATAATTTTCAAATGTTATTTCTAAATTTTCTAAATATAAAGTTTTTTTATTGTACTTATTTGAATTAGCAACTTTAAAACCTTCTATTGATTTATTTTTTTCTTTTATAATTATATTTTTTTTAAATTCTTTAAATTCATTTATTAATTTTTTAAATTGTAATTTATATTCATCATCATAAAGATAACACATAACAACTCCTTAAAAATTATTTTCAAAAACACATTTATTATTTTCTTTTATTACTTCTTTTATATTGTTTACTAAATTTTTATAAGTTTGTTTCATATCTTTTTTATCAAAAAGGTAAAAATTTTTTTTAATCATATAGATTTCATTATTTAAAAAGAAAATTTTATTATTCTCATTTTTACTTGGTATGATTGAAAATTTCATTTGTTTTTCATTTATATTACTATAATATAAAAAATTTAATCCAGTATGATTTATTATTTTTATTAGCTGATTACCAAGTAAAAGAAATGAAGTACCTTTAGATATTTTTACTTCATTGATTTCTTTTATAATTTTAGATTTTGAATGTAATATTATAGGTTCTTCATTTTTTTTCAACAATATTAAATTATTATTATTTATGTCCTTTATTAATGAAAATTTAATATTGTTGTATTTTATTAAATTTTTAATAAGTTTAAAATTATTTAATTTAAGAGTTTTATTTATAATTTTATTATTAAATAAAATATATCTTAAATTATGATAAACAAATATAAGAAATTTTCCATATGTACCAATTATAATTTCATCTCTTTTTATATCATATAAGTTTAAATCAACTTCTTTTAAAAAAAACTTTATTTTTGAAATTATATGATCTGGAATATTGTGATTCTTATTTAATTCTCTTAAATTAACTAAATATTTATTTGTTCTTATATTATAAAAGAATCTTTTTTCTTTATATTTAAAACAAAATAAATCTTTTTCTTTTGAGTTTAGATAAAAATCCATTTTTTCTATTAAAAGTTTTTTATTTTTTTTATTCAAAAAAACTTCGTTTTCGCCAAATGTAAAAATGAAATCTAACTTTAAAAATTCAACAAATCTCATTGTTAATTCAGAATCTATAAATTTTCCATCTGAAGTAATATATAAATATAAATCACTTTTATTATCTTTTATTTCTAAAAAAATATCACCCATTCTACTTACATAGCCATTGCAAAACAAAAATAAAAAAAATAAAAAAACTTTATATTTATTTTTATTATTAAGGCAATATTCTGCATTATATAAATAATTATTTAAATATATATACTTACTATCTATTTTACTTTTATCCACTTTAATAGAATAGTCATTATAATGTATGGAGATATATTTTTTGCCTATATTTATTTTATTTATTTTGTTTTCTTCTCTTTTTTTTATTGTTAATTTACTTTTGAATTCTTTAAATTCTTTAATTAATTTATTCATGAAGTTATTGTGTTCTTCAGAAAGATTCTTTAACATATCCGCTCCTTATAAATTAAACATAAATTTACATTTTTCATTTTCTTTTACTAATTTATCAAAATTATTAACTAAGTTTTTATATGTTTGTTTTTCATCTAATAAATCAAGAAACTTAAAATTATCTTTAACCATATATATTTCACTATTAAACATAATTAAAAAAGTTTTTTCTCCATATTCTCTCAAAATAGTAAATTTTAAGTCTTGTTTATTCAAGCATCTGTAATGTTTAAAATTAATTTTTGTATTATTTTTTATTTCTAGAATTTCATTATTTATTTTTATTATGCTTATTTCTTTATCAAAGTTATAAATATAATTATTACTTCTCGAAAAATCTCCACTTATATGAAAATGCAATGTTTTTTCATTTTCCTCATCAATTAAAACTAAATCATTATGAACATTTTGATTTTCATCATATAGAAAATAATATGTTTTACTTTTATAAATTATTTTTTCATTATGTTTTTTCAAAAAGTAATCTTGTTCTTGAGTTAGTTGTTCATGAATAAAAAAATTTTTAAAAAATGAATAATTGTTTCCTAGATAAATAAATGTACTAAAATTACTTTTTTCATCTACTTTAATACTACTTCTACATTCTCTTTTTTCTAATTTTATTTTTTGCAAGAAGATTTCGATTTTTTCTTTTAATTTTACTTGAAGATGATTATTTATTCCAAGAAAAGTTTTATTTTTTATATTATAAAGAAAAGAAATTCTTTTTCTTCCTAAAAATTCAAATTCTATAATATCTTCACTTTTAGTTTCTTTTGTAAATTCATATAATTTATTAATCGCTTTACGTTTTTTTATAATAACTGCTGAATTTCTAAAATTTATTAATTCTTTTGAGTATAAATCTTTTATTTTTTCCATATCTATATCAAATATTTTACCATTTGACTTTATGTAAAAACTTTCTTGACTTTTAACATCCTTTATTTTCATAAAATCTTCATTTATTTCAACTGCATAATCTCTATAAATTAGAAAGAATAAAAAAAGAAACATTTTATGCTTCTTTTTGTTTTTTTCAAGAATTTTATATGTTAATGAATTCAAAAATCTATTTTCTAAAATATTTTTTTTAGGTATTTTTATTTTATAATTATAGAAAGTTATAATTACACTATTTTTATTATTTTTGTATCCAAAATCATAACTATTTTCATTTTTAATTATTTTAAAATAACTGTAAAATTCTTTAAATTCATCTAGTAAATTTTCAAAAAAAAATTTTATTTTTTCGTTTCTTTTTAACATACTAACCCCTTTTTATTATATATTTAATAAAAATTTAATTTTATCAGATTCTTTTTGAAGTTCAATCTTATTATTTTTTAATTTTTTGTATAAATCTTTTTCATTTTTAAAATTAATAAATTTAAATCCATCAGTAACTAAATATATTTTATTTTCAAATATAATAACATTAAATTTATAATCAATTTCTTTATCTATTGCTATAAATTTTTTATCAATAAAATTAACTTTTGTTGAAAATAAACGCATTTGTAACTCAAATTTAAATCCAGTATCATTTTCTATTATATAAAAGTTATTTTTATATATTAACAGATTACTTTCATGATTTATTTTAAAAATTTTATTATAGTTACAAGTTCTACTATCATCTATTTCTTTTAATTTATAAATTTTTTTATTAAAAAAATAATAATAATTATTTTGATGATAATCAAATAAAATTAATTCTTTTTCATTATTTGTTTCTATTAAATCTAATTGATTAATATATATATCTTTTGGAAAATCATTATATTCTATTAAATTACCAGTTTTTATATTTAATTTTAATAATTTATTATTTGTTTTAATTAATAAATAAAAACCTTTAATACAAAAAGACATATTTTTATATTTTATATTTTTTAAGATATCAATATTCTTAATTTTAAATTCATATTTATCTCCACCATCAAATAAAAATGCTTTTTTGTTTTTATAATTTACGAAAAACAAAAATGTATTTGATAATTCTTCAAAGCTATTTTTATTGAATAATTCATATTTTTCATCCATCAAGTCATTAAAAAATTTAATTTTTTTTCTTTCAATAATAATATAAATACAATTTTTCATATATATTTTAAAAAACTCTATTTTATTTGTTAGTATTTTTTTAGTTTTAAGATCATAAAAAATATCATTTTCAAATATATTTTTAAAGAACAAATAATTATTTTCAATTATAAACTTTTCAGAATTTTCTATTAAAAAAATTATGAATGCCAATTGTTTTAAATTGTAATCATAGAATAAATTTATTTTTTCTTCAAACAAATCTTTTATTCTTATTTTCCTTTTGAAATTTTTTAAAGAAATCATTAGTTTTTTATTTTTAATAAAAATAATGAGTAAACTCTTGTTTTGAACATAATCAATTTCTAAATGTTTTTCTTCATCACTATCTAAAATAACATAATTTTCTTTAAACTTTTGAAATTCTTTTTCAAACATTTTATTTCCTTTCTTTATATCGAAAATAGTTTAATTGTAAATTTGCAATTTGTAATATTTCTTTTTTAAAATTTCTATAATTATCCATAAAAGTAAATTCTTTTTTAGATAAATAAATATAAATAATTTTAAAATTTTTTCTTTTAATTTTCATACTAATATCTTCTTTATTTAATTTTTTATAAGAAGTAATTTCTAATGTTTCAAAACGATATTTTTTTTTGTATTTATATTGAATGTTTACAATATATTTATATCTAAATAAATTCATACTAACCACCTTTTTTGTGCTTGTTTGATTTAAGATGAATACAATAATGCGTAAATAAATTTTTTTAATTAAATAAAAAAACCAGCAGATTTCTCCGCTGGCGTAAATTATTTAATTTTTTCAAGTAGTTGAAATTTATATCCGTATTCTTCAAGCTGTTCTTTTGTTAGAATTGAACCTTCTGGTGGTCTTTTAATTAATTTAAATACTAATCCTATTTGTCCAATTTCTTGATCAAATGTAATTCTGTTCATTTCTATATTTGAATTTAATAATATATTAATTATTTCAACAGTACTTTGATGTCCTACAACACTTAGTAAATTATCTTCATTTTCTTTAATTAATTTTCTTGCTTCTTCTAAAGTAATATCTTTTAATTTATATTCACCTTCAGAAGTTAAAATAGAAGTATTTAAAATAGCTAATTTTTTATTTAATTTCATTATTTTTCCTCACTTTCATATATAAAATCATATAATTCTTTACAAACTTTTTCTATATTTTCTAAATTATATTCTTCTGGATTCATAAAATCATAACTACAGTCAAATCCAATATAATATTTATTTTTAAAACAATCAAATGGAATTATTCCAGAAAAAGTTGGATCTAGTCCATATAAAATTTCAGAATGAAAATCTATTTCATTATAGTTTTTATCATAGTATTTATTATCTTTTGTTACTTCTACATAACCACATAAATATGGTTCATCTTTCATTTCTGTTTTTACTTCTCTAATAATTATATTTTTTCCATTTATTTTGAATTTTTTTACTATTTTCATCATTATCTCCTTTTTTTATATTATAAAATATTAATTTTACTTATTTTTAATAGATTTTTACCAAATACTATACCAATAAAAAAACCAGAAGTACTAACCTCTGGTTTTTGAAAAGGTATATATTTATTTTAAATTTTAGGAAGGTCTATTAAAATTCTTCAGAAAAAACTTTTAATTTAAAAGTTCCATCTTTGTAGTTAATAATTCTAAAGAAAAAAGTATCTTTTATATCATTGAGCAAATATTTATTTTGTAACAATAACAATTCTTCAAAACTATTAAACATAAATTCATCAACAAAATTTACTTTTTTCATTAAAATCACTCCTATTTTTTTGTGCTTGTATGATATTACAAGTTATTTTTTTAATTTATATAATTAATTGCATATTTAATAGGGAGGTTCGAGAATACTCTTATTGAGGGGAGAATAGGATAAGAGTATTCTCTATTATTATGAAAAAAATTCATAAGTGTATTAAATACACGATTAATTATATAAATTTTTTTAGGGTATAGCAATATAAAATCACTATACCCTAATATATTAATTATAACAAATCAAAAGCATTTTCTAAACTATTTTCAGCTTCTTTCTTTTCTTCAACTGTTACTGTTTCATCTTCTACTCTGTATGTAACTCTCCAGTTATGAAGATTATATTTATTATCTATAGCATCATAGCATACAGATAAGAAACCTATTCTAACAATATCTTCTTCTGTTAAATCAATATGTTCTTTAACAAATGTTGTTCCACAAACAGAAAATGCAGAATATTTTCCATCATTTAATGGTCTTGCAAAATAATCAGTACCCATAGGTAAATTATTCCAATCTATTAATTCACCTTTAAAATCTTTCTTTTGTGTTCTTATTCTAGTTAATTTCTTTCCTTCACCTATTTCTGCTTTTATAGCTTCAGCTAAAGGTTTTCCTATTACTTCTGTAAATTTTTCTTTTGCTTTTTCTCTTTCAGCATCTAATTCTTTAAATGCCTTTCCTTCTTTATCTTTTTTCCATAAAGCTACTGCTCTTGCTTGTAATTTAGGACTATAACATCCTACTGTTTCTAATAATGCGTCTAATTCTTCTTCTTGTTTATCTGCATTATTTCCAGTTTTTAAAATTGCATTTATCATATTTACCTTTTCAACAACTTCTTTTACTAATCCAAAATTTTTCATATTATCATTCTCCTTTTTAATCTTTAAACTTTATTTTTTTTTAATTTTAACTTAATAACTCTTCAACTGTTTCTTCTTTTTCTTCATCTTCATCTTCTGATTCCATATAATCAGTTAAACCTAATTCTTTAACTATTTCATCAGTAGATAAATCTTGAGAAAGTCTATTCGAAACGTTATTAATTAATTTATAACCAGCACTTAATCCAGCACCTTCTATTAATAAATTTCCTACTTCACCTGCAAATTGGTCAAAACCTTCTTGAGATAATCCAATTGCACTTAAAGGTGCATCTAAATCAAATAAACTACTTGCCATACTTAAACCAGCACCAAATAGTGCTACTTTAATTTCAGTTCCAGATTGTTTAATAGTATCAGTTACACCTAGTATAACCTTACTTGCCATTTTATCAGCATCATCAACTGTTTTACTAAGCATAGCTTTCATTATTAATCCACTTGCCATTTCTTTATTCTCCTTTCGCACTTTTGGTGCTTGTGTGATGTTTTTTCTTTTTTTAAAATATAAAAATATAATATATTTATATATTCTTTATTTCTTAAAATTTTAAAA